GTACTCAACAGGGGGATCTTTTCACCGCTGGTACCGAGTTCTCTTAAACCAAGGTTTAGGATTGAAAGGATGACGCCGGAAACTTCTTATAAAGCGTGGAAACAGCCACATCATAGATGATTGCAACCTGCTTACGGGGGATGCCCTTCTCCAGCAATCGCCGCATTTGCTGCCATGTTTCTTCTTGGTATTTAGGTCGACGCCCACCTATACGACCTTCTGCGCGAGCTGCATCAAGTCCAGCGCGTGTACGTTCAACGATAAGCTCACGTTCCATTTCTGCCAGCGCCCCCATTACGTGAAAGAAAAAGCGCCCCATTGGTGTACTGGTGTCGATGGAGTCAGTGAGACTCCGGAAGTTAATGCCTCTGTCACGCAGCTCTTCCACCAGCACAACTAAGTGACGCATGCTGCGCCCAAGACGGTCTAACTTCCATACGACCAGGGTATCACCTCTGGAAAGCATACGGAGTACCTTTTTTAACCCAGGGCGCTCAGCCTTTTTGCCGCTCGCCTTGTCCTCAAAAATTAGCTCACATCCTGCGCTTTCAAGAGCGTTTCGTTGTAAAGCAGTGTTTTGGTCATTAGTTGATACGCGAATGTATCCAATAAGCATATGTCCCCCTTGTATGTTAAGGAAGGAGATTCTAGAAGATGTCCTGTAAGGAAATAACAAACTGGCTAAGTTAGTGGCGCATTAGATGTTATTTCTGGAGGGGTATGTTTGCAGATTATGAAAATCTGGCTGTAGTAGTCATAACATCCCTACTAAGTGGAACCGGCGTATTCCTTCTCGGAGTTAGAGACGGGCGCATTTCTGCGTCCCTGCTCAATCTTGCGAGTGAATTGTTTACTGCGGTAACAGCCGGGCTTGCGGGGTATGGGGTGGCGGTTAGCCAAGAATGGCCTGAAGGTATCATTTTCTGCGTTGTTCTGATTGCCAGTAACAACGGTAGTGAAATTTTACAGGGCTTGAAGTCCAGAGCTAGTAACGTCTTGAATCTCTTAAGCGTAATAGCGAATGGGGGAAAAGGTGGAGAGAAATAATGGGTAACTTTGGAAATTATTTCATTTTTATCATGGCATTTGTTGCCATCATTGACCGTTTCATTTTTCGTCGCAAGAGTGTTGAGATTTTGAGTATTGGTGACGCTGTAGTGAAAGAATCCGCTATAGCATTTCCTGTTTCGCTACGTGTTAAGCGAAGCTGGGTCAGCAATGCTCAAATCGAATATTGGTTGCAAGACCTGAAAAATCCATCTGTGGTTATTTCAGGGAAAACGCGACCAGTTGACGCCTCAAAACGCGGTGAGAGAGAAGAGTATTTGCTCATCGATACGAAATATCTTGAACCAACGAAGTGGGATCTGAAAGTCACATTGACTAACGGTAACTGTCGACTGAATCCGCTTTATCGCATTTTCCCTATCAATGACTGCATAGAGCGCCAGTTTACGATCGAAAAGCGTGAAGGAGACTGGGATGTCAAATAAGAATAATTATGTTCTTCTTAATTATGATGAGTTAAACGAAAAGGGGCTGTCAAAACTCGTCAAAGAAATCAGCAAAGGTGGTTACAAGATAGCGAGGGTGATCCCTGCAAGTAATGGCAGGAAGAAAGATGGGATCATGACGCGCACGTTTACCCTTATTGGTATTGATGAACAGACAATGGAAGTTCAGGTTAACGATACCGGTGATATATCTGGGATCAAACTGAATGGTAAAACAGTACCGTTCAAGCCAGTAAAAACAATGTCGGCTTTGGGGCAATCTCTTGCGGCTTTATTTAATCGTGGAGCAACTTCTTTCCAGAAGTCATTAGCTCGAAAACTTGCTCGTGCAGCAAAAAATATTGATGACGGAAATAAGAAGCGGCAGGGAGTTAAATCTAACGCTCAGAAATTAGCTGAAGCGAAAGAATCACGTGATGCACTCCGTGAAGATATCGCTAATGCTAACGACAAACTGTCTAAACTCCAGAGCAAGTCAGACAAAGTAATGCAAGATACGGGTAATGTTAAAGCTGCCTTGTCTCAGGAAGTAGCTAAGACACGTGCTCTTAAAGAAGAAATCGCGCGCCTGGAGGATGAGCATGATTAACAATCCTTTACGAATTAATATTCAGTCTACTTTTGCTGATACGATCCCCGGCTATATGCCAAGTCGCTGGTCTTCAGAAGAATTAAGCGAAGATGACCTGATTTTTGAGGCGGCGACCTTAGAAGATATTGAGCTTGCCTATATGGGCAATGAAATTCTGGTTGTGTCTGACGAAGCTATGTTTGAGTCCATAACTACAACCAGAATTCGGTTAGCTCAAACAATGCGAGCTTTCGTCCGTGCGCTGAATCGTGGCCTGAATGGTACGAATATTATGGCAGGGACTGATGAAGCCGGGACCGATGAAAATGGACGTAATTGTATTGGTGGTGCGATTATCGGTCGTGTACGTCGGGTAGCTAATATCCCTGTTTTGACCGCGCAGATACCGCTTACTGACGGGCAGAGTACAAGCATAATTTTCCACTCTCCAACAGCTGACGGGGCAAAAATAAAGAGTAACGACGAGCTTGTTGCATTTCAGTTTTTACTTAATAAGCGTAACGTAACTCACGTTGTCGCCCCGATTGGTGGGAGAGATGTTTCTTTAAGCCAGGTATGCCAGGCGCTATCTAATTTGATTGAGCGTAACAGCGAAAAATTTAAGAAAGCAAAAGAGCGCCAGGACAAAATGAAGGCAGATATTGAGAGTTATCTCAATGAAGCAGATAAACTGGCAGAAGAACGGTCAATAATGATTGATCAGGTGGACGTTGCGCAACGTGGGCTGACTGAAAAGCGTGCTGCTCTTACGGAGATGCAAAAAAAACTTGATGCCCAGAAAGCCATCAACGAGGAATTACAAGAAAAACGCGATAAATTGTTGTCTGCTAAAGGTAAAAAAACGAAGGAACGAGCGTTTAGTGACCAGCTGCGACATGTAAAACATAATCTTGCCATTGACGGAAAAACAGTGCTGGATAATGGCGCTGAAGTTAATTATGTCACGTCCGGCAGTGACAATTTCGTTACGATAGTAGCACCTGAAGGTAAATTCAGTATTGATGTCAGTGCTGTCAAAGGAGGCAGTTTGGCAGATGCTGCAACCAAATTACTTAAAGCCTACCGAGAGCATAACGCAGATAAATATAAAGTTGATGTGTTACCAGGCCAGCAGGAAGACTCCGAACCACCACAGACAGACCCCGAGACGAACCCAGTATCACAACCAGAGAGCCAAGATGTAGGTAAATACCACTATGCACTTCAATCTCGCCCGGCTGGTGTTGGTGCTGTGCCGGATGGAAATAAAGCCGTGCTTGATCGTCCTGACCAGGCTGATCAGTATTACGAATATGCTCGTCACGGTATCATTACGTATGACCGTAAACTGACAGATGAAGAAGTCAGCCAGTACGAGTTGCTCTATCTTCCTGATGAAGATGAGCTGAAAGATTTTGCAGGCCAATTGGTTGTGTCCAGCATGTCGAAACATATTGATGGCTATGTAGACCTGTTTGGCAGTGACCTGAAAACATTCAAGGCGCAAGTGAAAATTCTTTTCCGCAAAGCGTTTCCAAACGTGGCGTATCCACTTGGTGATGGGGAGAACCTTTTCATTATGGACGTATATAACGCCCTTCAAAATCATTCAAACGAAGTAACGCCAGAGCCTGAATTAGCACCTGTAGTTGAGCCAGAATCACACCCACAAACAGCACCAGAGCAACAGCCAACGCCGGAAGACGCTGAAGAAGCGGCAACTGAAGCTGATCAGGAAGCAGATAAAGCGTTGGAGTACCTTAAATCCGTCCCGGTGCAGTTTACATCTCGCGATCTGACGGTAATCAGTGCCGAACTTGACCATGTGCAGGAAGCTGCAAACGCTCTTATCAGTGCTGGTCGATACGACGAGAACGAATCAACGGTTGGCGCAGCAGTTGACTACCTGATCAACATTCTGGCTGAAATTCAGCAGGGAGGTGCTTAATGACTATCTCTGTTTTAGACCGTCTGAAATTGGGTAAAGAGCTATCAGATTTAATGCAGGCGCAGAAAACCGCGCCAGTATTACAACGCGTCGCCATTGGTAAGCAGATTGTTGATCTGATGCTTAAACTGGGGTTGGGTACTGCCGCTCAACCGATGTCGGAACCGCAACCACAACCACAGTCTGATCCTGTTGCAGATGAAGTTCCTAAGATAGTGACTGACTTCCTGGGCGGCGTGTTCACAAAGTCCACACAAATGGAATTTATTGATGCGCTGCGTGGGATCTCAAACTATGTTGGCGAGTTCCTTACGTTGGAGCAGGCTAAAGAACAGACCATAAGCTGGGTGAAAGCCAACGGTTATGCCGGGTAATCAAAAGGGGGCGAAATGCCCCTTTCACTTCTCTGTTCTCACATAAATCACACTCTTTTTACACTCACAGCTTTCTCTATAGTTGGAGTGTATTTTGAACAAATCAGTTACTTCTGCGCTTTCCGAGGCCGCAGATATTAACAGCGTCATTGCTCTGGTTTCTTCATTAGAGAGGAAAGAAACACGCCTGGGGCGAAGTAGCTACGTAGTCACCAGCAAAGGTGCAGAGGTAAAGACGGCTTTTAAGGTCGTTGATGCCAGCAGTCTGATCATTTCGAACAACCTTGACGGTATGATTAACCCGGCCTTCCCGGAAGAACTCCAACCACGAGATCGTACCCGGCTATCCAGCAAACTCCAGGTTAACCGTATTGCCTCCAATTTACGCCCGGCACAATTAACGGATTCCGGTATGAGCAGCCACGGAGCGCCGATAGTTGGTCCGGACAACGTTGTTGAATCCGGCAACGGAAGGAGTATGGGTATCTGGCGTGCCTATGAGCAAGGACAGGCGGATGAGTATCGCCAGTACCTGATCGACCATGCGAAAGAGTTTGGTCTGAATCCTGACGAAATTTCGCAAATGTCTATGCCCGTACTAGTGCGAGAAAGACTCACAGATGTAGACCGCGCTCAATTTGCCCGCGATTCAAACATTAGCGATCTGCAAGAGATGGCAGCAAGTGAAAAAGCGTATGCGGATGCGCAATTTCTCACTGAGAGCGTCATGGCGCTATTTAATCCTTCAGATGATGGAAATCTGCTGGCGCGGTCCAATGATGCGTTTATTCGTGCGTTTTTGCGCGAAATTGGCGATACAGCGACGGCAGGCTTGCTTACTGCCGATGGGCGTCCCACGAAACAGCTTATCGATCGCATCCAGAATGCAATTTTTGCCAAAGCGTACAAGGATGAAAGGCTTGTTCGGCTAGTGTCGGAAGAGCCAGATCCGGAAATGCGTAATATCCTGACCGCATTAAATACGGCAGCCAGCGATTTTGCGCAAATGCAGTCGCTGTCTGGCGACGCTCACCATGACGCAGTAACAGGCTTAGTGGACGGTATAGAGCAGGTTAATGGCCTGGATAAACAGGCTATTGCAGCGCTACAGGAAGCAATTAACCTTGTTCGTGAAGCAAAAGATAACGGTCAGGCAGTAGAAGAGGTGATCGCACAGCGTGGATTGTTTGGAGATAGCACTCCGGAAGCAGAAGCGCTTGCTCTGTTTATTGTTGCCAACAACCGAAGCGCTAAGCGAATGGGGGCCGCTTTCAAGAAACTGGCGCAAAAAATTAACGATGAACTTATTCACCAACAACAAGCGTTAGGCGATATGTTCGGCGGCGGAGATGTCGATCTGCGTAGCATTTTATCTGCCGTTTCTGATGAAATTGAGGGTGAATTTGGCGAAGGGAAAGGTCTGAACTTTGCTATGTTTGAAAATTCTACAGTTCTAAATAATTGCAGTATGGAAAACTAAGCCAACCGCTGAAATCACATACTGATTATGCTGCCGCAAAACTGGAAACAATTTGCGGTGATTCATGGCAACGAAAGACAAAAACAAAGGCTTTCTGTCAGCATTGAAGAAAGCCTTCAACGGTGGTGATGTTACGCCCGCCGATCCGGTCGTTTTTACGAGCGGGCATAGTGTCGTTGCTCGTTCCGGCCTGTCTGCTTTACGTCCAGGTATACTGGGGAGCAACAGCGATGGCATGACGAGTGCAGCAGATTCAATTTCTTTATCCGCTGAACTGCCCGGCGAGCGCCTGCAAAAGTACAACATCCTGGAAACGATGGCTAAAAGCCCGACTATCTCGACGGCTTTAAACATTCACATTGCACATGCGCTTGCGCCTTCAAAAAAAACCGGACAAGCATTCATCCTTTCGCCAAAGGATGGTTCCGATGCTGAGGCAGTAAGTAGATGTGAAGAGTTAACCGCTGATTTGGGGGCGATGATTAATGACGGACTTCCTTCATGGGCCATGATTATGGCTATCTTTGGGGTGTCTTATGTCCGACCTTATGCTGAACAGGGCAGGGGGATAACAGGCATTGAGTCCAGTTATTACACTCTGCCACACTTCGTCCAGGAGTTTTATCGTGGTAGCCAGCTGGTAGGTTTCAGTGGTGATTACATTCTGGATACGCATAGTTTGCGCAGAGTAATAACCGAACCGTGGAATCTGGTTTCCATGAAAAATCCCTATTGGACGCCACAGCATAAAGTTATTCCGGTTAGCTACGGCACAAAAGGGTACTCACTGTTAAGTGATCAGGCTGATAAGCCGTTAATGGAGACGCAGAATTACGGAACTTCATTCCTGGAATACAGCTATGAACCTTACCTTAATTTATGTGCTTCGCTCGCCGCGCTGAAATCAACGCGAAATAATGCAGCCAAAATTGACCGCCTGATTGCTCTTACGACGAACACACTGGACCCGGTTAATGCGGCGAACTATACGCGTGGCGTCAGCCAGGCATTGAAGCGTCATAGTGACCTGGTGGCGCAAAGGTCGATTAATGCCAACGCTATTCCGACTGTGCTTAACCATCTGATACCTGTTATGGGAGACGGGAAGAACGGCATCACCATTGATACGCAATCCATACCCGCAGATATCAGTGGTATCGAAGACGTTATGTTTCACCTCCGGCAGCTTGCTGCAAGCCTCGGCATTGACGCAACAATGCTTGGCTGGGCTGATCAGATGAGCGGAGGGCTTGGAGAAGGCGGCTGGCAGCAAACTGCTATCCAGGCTGCATTGCGTGCGAACTGGATCAGACAGGCCGCCCAGCGAACTATTTATCGGCTTCTGGACATTCACCTCGCTTATAAATACGGCAAGGTTTACACCGAAACAAACCGCCCTTATGACGTGCAATTCAACTCAATGAACACTGCTATCCAGGAAGAGGAAAACCGAGAACTGGATGCACGCGCCAACTTTGTTGCTGTCATCTCCCAAATTATGGACCAGATCCAGAACAACCCGAAACTGGCTGGTAGCGACGCGTTTATGCGTTATCTGTTCACTGAGCAGTTGCACATCGACGATGACACTCTCAACACCATGATCAAAGAGTTTAAGGCGAATGAATCAGAGCAAAACAACGAGCATGGTATGTACGAATCCGCGCCGTTGTCGTCCGGTGACGATCCGGAAAACTGGACGCCAGAACAGTTAATAAACTTTGCAAAATTTGTGATGAGCAATTAACCGGAGGGAAATAATGCAATCACTGAATACTGTTACGGATCGCTTCTCCCTGGTAGAGAAAATCCGCAAACACACACCGCAGAACAACCGAAATTACGTCATTCAGTCGGTACGAGACACATTCAACTCGCCAGAAACAAAAGAGCGTATCGCGCTGGGTGAGATGTATGGTTATTACGGTCATGGTCGCCGGGCGATGCACTATAACAAAACGAAAAGCCTGAACTTGCCGGAAGTCTCTGTTGTGATGGTAGATGGGAAGCCTGTTGTATTGGAGAACGTGCCGTCAAACAGGACTATCGACATTTCGATTGACGACAACGGCATTGTTACTCATACGCAGGAAATACTGGATACAGACACCGGGCGTATTGTTCAGGGCATGATTAACTCTGGTGCTGGTGGTTGGTCGTGGGCTACATCTGGTCCAGATTCATCGGTATCCCTGGTAAAGTCTTTCCACGGCTTTGATTACGTAACTGTTCCTAACTATATCAGCCTCGACAAGAAAAGCCTGATGCTTGAATCAGCAGAAGAGCGCGACGCGGCTATTCATGCGGCACTTATCGAACAAGGTTTTACCGATAACGCGGCTACGGATCTTGTTCACCACTTTTCAGCAATGAAGAATCAGCAGGCTATTTTCGAGTCAGCACAGCGTGAAGCCCTTGAGTCAGAATTGATGCTCCTTGAAGTGGAAAATATGCAACTTCGCGACAAATTACGCAACCAGGCCGCAATGATGGAAAGCCAGGGCGAAGATGCGAAGAAATGCCGTAGGATTTTGCGTGATGCTATCCAGGAGCTGCCTGTTTTTATCAGCGCAGAACAGCGTCGGGCGCTCTGCCGTATGCAGTCTGAAGATGATGCTCGCATAGTGGCTGCGATGCTTGAATCTCTGGGGGCAAATGCGACTTATGGCTTGCCGATATCAGGCAAGAAAGAGCCGGAGTTATCGCCGAAGGAGAGCAAAAATACTACCCCATTACTCTTCGTTTCGCGACGGGGATAACCGCTGCATGAAATTAAATTTCTAACATAGTGTATTTATATACACTGTTGATCCTGTCCGATGTGATCGAGTAGGATCGCGGTCACTGCTCCGGTAGCGACTGCCAAAAAAAGCAAAAGCCGCTGAGAAGCGGCTTTTTGGTGTATAAATCCACTGGCATAGATTTATACGGTAGATAGATTTTTGCACGGAACTATCTGATGAATATTTTAAATTCAGTTTCAGTAACTTTCAACACTTCTGAGTATAAAAACAACACTGAATACCACAAAAAAATCAAAGGTCATCAGTTGAGTTTTTTTGCTCGTCATAGCGGTCTTCTTTCCCCTTCACATAGCGCCATTATTGCCGAGTTCGCCAACCTGGCAGGGTCTACCGATGAATACATGATCCGTCGCTCATATGCTGATATGTCCGAGATTACAGGACGCAGTATTTCTACTGTACGCCGGGCATTTGCTGAAGCGACGAAGTGCGGAATGCTTGTTAAGCAACATCAGGTAGCGAATAACAATGCCCAGGTGTGTAACGTATATCGGTTTACGACACAATTTCTCCACTTCATTCATGTAGCAATGGAGATAGGGGGTAAGCAGGGCATCAAATTTGCCAACGCCACAAAACTGGTTAAGCAGTTGATTTCAAAGGTTCGTTATTTTTTTGAAACTGGGAACCCCCTGTTCAAATTGAACAAGTCCCCCCATGTTCAAAATGAACAGCCAATAGAAAATAAGAGTCACTCTATAGCCAAAAGAAGAGAAAGATCATGCGCGGTTCAGCCAAAGGCTTCACCAGCAGATAGTTCTCAAACGGATAACGGGGTACTGGATAAAAAAACAGTAATCAGGGAAGAACAGACCAACCACTGCCTGGCGGCGGCAAAAGCGAGAGCTGCAAAGCGTCGTTCAGACGAGGGGCACACAAAACGGCAGGCTCTGTATCGTACCGCTGAAAAGCTGGCAAAAAAATTTGCATGGATACGTAGTGCCGCTACCGCAGTGAATAAGCCTAAACAATCCAGTGCCCTGGATTTCTCAATGGATTATTCTGGCTCCCAGGGGTGTGCAACCATTGGTGAAGCCTTTGACCTGATGAAACAGCGTGGCTATCGGTCTGAATTTGACCGTGAGGATTGGTCAATCCCGGCTGGCTTTAGGGGATGACCTGTGCGTCTACAAAACATCCCAATGATCGGAAAATGCTCGCTCGACATTTTGTGTTAGAAAATTAATTTGCCGTTTCTAAATCGGAATGTATGATCTGCATCATCGACTGAAGTCATCCATTGCTGAAATTTTTAGTTGATCTTCCATGTTTTCAGGCTTATATTCATGTCGTCGTAGCAAATTCTGCGACCGGGTTTAGCAGCCTGAATACGAATGCGGACAACCGCAGATATCCGATATTGCGGTATTTTTGTGTCCGTAAAACCACGTTACGCCCGAATTATGGTGGGGCGTGATGGGGAGGCTTCGGCCTGCTGGTTTCATTCGTGCCAGTCTGCTAACCCCGTCACGTCCTGCCACCCGTTTAGCAGCGGGGCGCAGGTTGTTAAACCTACGAATGAGGCCGTAACTATGGTTAATGCCAATCCTTGCTCGCGCCCGGAATTTATCTGGCGTTTCCACTCCCTGCAAAAACACTGTGATCACTTCGCAATTGCCGCAACTGAAAAAGAAGCCCGTTCTCTGATCCCTGATCAACATGGCGTCCTTACTGGCCGTTTCTCTTCTTCATCACAACCAAACACTAATCCTTGGTATCGCAATATTACCAATTCCGGAATTGCGGAGGCACACTGATGGATATCTGCATTCTTGAAAAGCCATCAATGACCAGCATTGAGATCGCGGAACTGGTAGGTAAGCGCCCTGATAACGTTAAACGCACCATTGAACACCTAGCGGAACGGGGCGTAATATCTTTTCCTCAAATTGAGGAAAAGCCCACCGCAGGCCGCCCGGCGAGCTATTACGTCTTCGAAGGCGAGCAAGGCAAACGAGACAGCATTATTGTCGTTGCGCAGCTCTCTCCGGAATTCACCGCCCGGCTGGTGGACCGCTGGCGCGAACTGGAAGAACAAGTACGCCAGCCGTTGACCGAAATAGAGAAGATCGCCGCAATGGCTGCAAATGCAGTTCAGCAGCAAAAGCGGCTTCATGCTGTTGAGTCAAAGGTTAGCCAGGTCGCTGAAACCGTTGAGCAAATCAAGAAAGGCAATATGCCGGAAGGCTACATTGGCTACCGCCAGCTGGCGGCAAAATGCGGCCTGACCAAAGCCAAATGTCGCAACCTGGTCAACGCTTACCGGATTCCCACCGATACACATGAGTTTTTAACTCCAGAGGGGGTATTGTCGCGTCGATCCATCGTGGCCTTATCTCCCTTCATGAATGCTTTTAACCGGATGATGTCGGAGGCTGAACACCGAGGAAAACGCTGGTATCACCCAAAAATGGGGCAATTCCAGGTGATCGGTTGGGGAGGTGAGTGATGGACATCATGCAGGCGGTAAAAAAAATCAGGGAAGAACAGGCTGAAGTGTGCCGCCGTAAAGCATGGAGTGTTGGTGTATGGGCCTGGCCTGATAATTACTCTACTACCGGATGGTTTTGTATTAATGGACTCCAGATCCGGGAAGTTGATTTATCGACGGCTGATATAGTCGGTAATGATTGGATCGTGACTTGAAGCGTGATGCCCCGGCCAAGCCGGGGCTTTTTTCATGCCTCATTAGTTGAGGTTGCTGCGTCTCCGACTGGTAACAGAGCGGTATTGCGTGGTTCGCCAGCAGGCCAGCGATAGCCAGACACTCTTGATGTTGGGAATGCGCGAATATTAACCGCATCCCCCTGGTTCCCACCCAGGACAAGCAGATCGCCATTGGCACGGCGTCCGACAACGAAGCCTACGTGCCCACCGCCTACGCGGGTAAATACAACGATACATCCGTATGCCGGTGTATCTAATTTCTCGCCCCAATCCAGATAGGATTTTGCCGACTCAAATCTTGTTGAGCGGATGCCTACACGTTCCAGCATTGCACCGACAAATGCTGCGCACCACGGCGTTTCATCGTCTTTAATTCCGCCGCGCTTGATGTCGCGCCAGAACTGAACGATTTCAGGGTTGTGTTTAGCGCCTTTTATTTCAGTCAGGCCAATGTGCTTACGGGCTTCAATTAGCCAGCGAGGTTCAATATTTGCCATATTTTTCTCCCGGTCATGGGTTAATAAGTAGGCAAACTATGGGGAGTATGTGATTTTGACGGTAGTATCGTCCCCATGAAAATAACATTCTCCATACCCTCTCAACCGTACCGCATAGCGGAAATTTTTACGGTTTAGAGGGGGAAATCCTTTGGACAAACTACTTCATTCAATCAGTGAAGCCTCCAGCTTAGGCGAACTGATTGAAATTGTTAGTCGGTTGCATAAATTACGTGCTGTTGCGACCTTTGGCGTCAGGAAAGCCGATGGCGTCAGTATTCAGAAAACACGCCGGGCAGCAAACAATGCCGCAGTAAATCTTCTTAATTCCCTTCCGCCCGGCTTCGATGGGGCGAAATTAACTGACGAACAACGTCAGATTCTTGCCGGGTATACCGGTGAAGGTGGCCTGACAGATGGTGAGGGCAGCCAATACGAATACTACACGCCACAGTTTATGGCTGAAGGTATATGGGATCTGTTTGCTGACTACGGTATTGATGGTGGGCACGTACTGGAACCATCAGCGGGCACAGGTATTTTCCAGGAGACAAAACGGCAGGGCATGATAATGACCAGCGCCGAACTGTCTCCGATTTCCGGTCGAATAAACCAGCTTTTGCACCCGGAAGACGATGTGAATATCGGGGCGTTTGAAGCTCTGGCGGCGAAAGACGCAATGTATGACCATGCTGTTGGTAACGTACCGTTTGGCGAAGGGCGTTCCGGTGTCGCCGGGCTTGATCCGGCATATGCAAACGAGAAGAACGTTGGCAATTATTTTGTGCTGCGCACGATCGACAAGGTTAAGCCTGGTGGACTAATTGTATTGGTGGTGCCGAATGGCATGACCGATGGTACGAAATACAAAAAATTGCGCGATAAAGTCAGCCGTAAAGCGGAATTTTTGGGCGCACATCGTATGCCTTCTGGTACGTTCAGCGAATCCGGTACAGATACAGTGGTGGACGTATGGGTATTGCGTAAACACCCGGAAACCTTCCTGGAGATGATCCCCGACACGGATGATGCAACGCTCAAGTCGGCAAACGTCCTTTGGGATACCTTCCTCAAAGGGAAATGGTTTACAACCGAAGGGAAGCGATTTGTTTACGGCGATATGGAGCGTACCAGCTTCCGCAATACCCTGGTGGTGAAAAAGGACGGTCGTGTATCCAATGAGTCGATGAAAACCGCTCTATCGCGCCGCTTTGAAAGCCGCATTAATTGGGATTTGCTTGGCGTAACTACTCAGGCATGGCAGGGCGCGAAAGTGGGCGATAAACGCCTTGTAGGCGGCATCTGGCATGAGTTTGATGGTCTGAAATGGGTCAAGGACGCGACAACCAAATCCTCCGCGCTTGATGTAAATCGATATGGTGTTACGACGTTTGGTGATCTGCAGATCGCGTTTCAGTCAACAAATGGCATTCTGGCGTTGTCATGGGACCAGATATCGGCGATCGCGTCCGACTATCCGTCGGTTATCAGTGATGAAGTAGCGGCAATGATTCGCTTTGCTGGCAAGCAGAGAGAAAAAGACAGAGAACGCGTTATGCGCGGCGCACTGATAGGGCAGTTGATCAACAAGGCGCTTGATAAGCGTAATCTGGGGGAAAATGTTGATGATGAACTTGCTGATGCCGCGCGCCTGGCGGAAGCCGAAATTGCGAAGTATGGTCCGCCGCACGCGATTAAGCTGAATGGGATTGCTGAAGCTGGCGCTAAAAACTGGATGACTTTCACTGGCAACGTGAAACAGGACGGCTCTGCTTCTGACCTCCTTGCTGGACGACTTGATGTAACGGATGGTGCTGCCGGTATTGACTTTACACGCCCGGAACAAGTTGTAACCCACCTTTTCAGTGACGTGGCACTTAATCCAATCACACTGGACTATTTTCGTGAGGCGTTTGCTGGCGAACTGCCAGGAGACGACGATGCTGCTCTGGAATACCTGGCGAAATTTGATGATATCGCTATTGATGGGTATGGCTGCCTGCTGCCTATGGACCGCGCCACCAGCGGCGATATTGCAACCAAAACAGCATTGCTGGTGGGCTGGCGTGATGCGTCAACAGGTGAGCAGAAAGCGAACTTTGAGCGTCAGTTGGCGAAAATCGAAGAGAAACGCATTTTCACGCCACTAAATAAAGTCACCGTTAATCTGAACGCCCGCTGGCTGGATCGCCGCTTGATAAAAGAGTTCCTGGCAGAGCAAGGCTATGACGAGTTTAAGTATACAGAACCCGACCTTAAGGTTGAGGACGGCATTCTGGTATCTCCGGACGATTACGAAGGTAAGGACGGGGTATTTACTGGCTATCAACTACGAACCGTAAACGGCAAAAACGGGAATGAGTTCAAGAAGGCCAACAATAAAGACGGCTTCCTGAACCAGTTAGAAAACTACCTGAACGGCATTAAACCGCGTGGGCAGAACGCTAACGAGTACCTGGATAAGATTGCTCAACTGGAAATTAGCTTCAACGACTGGTTACGCACTCACCCGCAGGCTGATCAGATAGCCCGCGACTATAACGACGCATTTAATGGCTTCATCCCGTTTACGCATTCTGACGCACCGCTTGGCCTGGAGGGGATTAGTGGGAAGCGCATTCCTCTGACTTATCAGAATGAAGAAGTTCGTCGCTTATCAGAAGATGGGCGCGGCATCATGGGATTTGGCACCGGGCTGGGTAAAACCACGACCGCGCTTGCGCTTGAGGCGTATAACTTCGAAACAGGTCGCACTAAACGCACGTGTATTGTTGTTCCGAAGGCGGTTTATCAGAACTGGTATCACGAGGCACAGAGTTTCTACAGTGCTGATGCCTTCGCCAATATGATGTTTATCGGTTTGGATGAAGTTCGTGATGACAGCGGAAATATTCTGACCGCGCCGGTGCTTGATGAAAATGGCGAACCACGCCTCGACAGTAACGGGCAGGCTCTTACCAGAAATGTTGTGAAAGAGTCCGCCAGCGCCGTTATCGTTCAGCGCATGAACATGATCCCGTCGTCAAATTGGCGAACGGTCATCATGACAAAAGAGCAATTCGCGTCTATCCCGCTACGAGAAGAAACCATTGAGGAAAACTCACAGCAAGCGGTCTTTAATGCTGTGGAAATGGGGCGTCTTGACCTGGCATCTGGCAAACACCGTGACGCGCAGAAGAAGAACAAGATTAAGGACCAGGCCGCAAATACCGGTACAACGAAGAAGCAGAATATCCCGTACTTTGAGGATATGAACTTCGATAGCGTAATTGCCGACGAAGGGCATAACTACCGCAACTCCTTTAGCGCCGGGCGCGAAGCGGGGCAACTGGCATATTTGCCTAACCCGGCAGTATCCAAAATGGCCCGCGACATGGCTGTAAAAGCTGCGTACATGATGAAACGCAACAACGGGCGTGGTGTGGTTATGCTGACGGCAACACCGCTGGTGAACAGCCCGATTGATGCTTTCAACATGCTGTCTACTGTCATTCCGCAGGAAGAGTGGATGCGCATGGGTATTGTTACGCCGGATGATTTCGTTCGCGTGTTCGGTAAAACAGCCACAGTTCAGGTTCAGAAAATTTCCGGTGAGGTGGAAGAGAAGCAGGGACTGGTGGGCTTCCAGAACCTGGATGGTCTGCGTGGTATTTTCCATCGCTGGACTACTCTGAAGACTGCTGCGGACGTCGGGGCGACGGTAAAAATCCCTGATATTGTCGAGAATACCTTGCAGATCCCGATGACAGGAGAGCAAGAGGCCATTTACGAAGAACTTCGTAAGCGTGCACAGGAGTTAAGTAGTAAAGATGCGCTGACGGTCGATGAAAACGGGCATATCACAAACGAAAAACCGGATGATTTCATCTTCTCCATCATCCGCGACATGGATAAGGTTGCTATAGATCCTGATCTGTATGCCAGTGCGATTACATTCCAGTTCCCCGTTGAGCTTGCAGACAAGGTAAAAGCTATTGCTGATGCCCTGCCAAAAGTAGCTGGCGGTAAAGTGGCAGATGATGTAGACGAGGCCGAAGAAGATGGCGCTGGTGGGCTGGTCAGTACGCGTACCAGCAAGGTAGTGAAGACCACCTTTAGCGAACATCCGTCGCATGTTGAAATACGTGCTGGCATTGAACTGGAAGCTGAAATACTGAAGGCCATTGCGGCTGCCGGTATTGATATGCAGCAGGTATCACACCCCATCCCGCCGAAGTATGCCGCGCTGATCGAAAACCTTCGTGAAGGTCTGAAGAACGGTAAACAAATCGTCTTCATTGATGAAAAAGCCCAGCACCAGAAGCTGCGCCGTATTATTGCCAGTGCACTGCAAATGCCGGAGCAGGAGATAGGCATTATCAATGCGACGACAGTTAGCCAGGCTGGCGGCGTCAAGCTGAAGAAGGTGAATAAGCCGACTGAACCTACGCCAAATAAAAACGGTGAATACAAAGAAGGTGCATGGGAAACCTACTACAGCAAACTTGCCCAATATGAGGATTATCTCTCAGCTAAAAATGATGCTGGCCTTGAGGGCATGGAAGGTATTGCCGCCGACTATAACGAAGGTCGCACGCGCATCATAATCTGTAACAAGAAGGCTGAAGTAGGTATTAACTTGCACATCGGGACAACCGATATCCACCATCTGACACTACCCTGGACTCCTGCCAGTATCGACCAACGTAATGGGCGCGGCGCTCGGGTAGGCTCACCACAAGAAAAGGTCAATGTTCACTACTATTGTGGCAAAGGCACATTTGATGACTTCCGTCTGGATACGCTGAAACGTAAGAAGGACTGGATCAATATGGTGATGACCTCCGACATGTCAGAGATCGCCAATGGTGATGCGGATGACGCAGATGAACGCGCCATTATGCTGGCGGCAAATCCGGAAGAACGCCGTGCAATCATGAGTCGTCAGGCGCAAGAGCGTGAAGAACGTCTGAAACTGAAAGCCCTACGCGAAGCCAATAATGCTCTCGATAACTACCTGAAAGCGGCGAATGCTGCCGGGAAAGATATCGGCATGATGGAGACAGAACTGAAAAGCGCGATGGAGCAGGTAGAGCATTACCAGCGCAATCTTGACGACCTGATTAAAGCGGGGACGAACAGGAACGGGCAGAAATATGTTCTGGAACAGTTGCGAGACTACAGAAAACGTGTGCGGGAGCTACGCTTTGCGATCACCAGAGCTAAAGACGCTGACACCGTTATGAAACGTTCTCGTGGTGATCTGGAACGTGCGATTAAAGCCGGGGTTCTGGAGCTTGATGCCGATGTATTGCAGAACCCACAGGAGTATGTACGCACTGAGAAAAATATCTTGTTGCACAAGGGCAGCCATTATCGCGCGATCATCGATGAGAATCACAATACGACAGCAATTGTTCGTGTTACCGCCATTGATGCGGAAAGGGGCGGGTGTACGTGCCGCATATCCTGGCTGGATGTGGCTAGTCGTTACTCTCGTTCTCCGGGGACGGCATTATTTTTGCCCTTTAACCTGATAATTGAATCGGTAACCTTTGAAGAGGGAGTTGCAGAATCGCGTGAAACAGCTGCACGTGGTGTTCAATGCCACCAGCTATCAACAACACTTACGCGCGATCAGTTCTATGATGCTATTCGCAATGGGGTAATGAATGTCACTGCCGGGAAGCCTGGTAGAGTATGGGGCGGTGGTTCAGCTATTAAATACTGGGCTTATCGCACCGATGATGGTCAGATTGCACTGTCATCGGCTTATGATGGCGTAATAGGTCAAAAAATCGGGCGAGCATCGGATATAGCGCCTGAGCGGTGGATTTACCCTGATGGCAACGATGAGGCGCTGAAGCGTGAAGTGGCAAAAATACAAGCCAGTGATAACCCGCTGAATGTCGTGGACGGCGAGGGATTCCTCCAGGCATTGTATGGATATGATTACATCCAGGGAATGCAGGCATGGGGGTCACAGGCCACGATGGATGATGTTTCCCAGGAGTTTGAAAACTGGATGGCAGGGCGTGGTTTGTCCGGTCGCTCACTTAATAAAGTTACTTCTGAAGATATTCTTAGCCTGTTCCGTAAACCGTCCGGAGAAGGGCTGGAATCTTTCTGGAAGACCGTGGTGGCATACCGTTTATTCCAGGGCAGGATGAAAGCCTTTAGCAACACTGATGACATTGAACGGATGTTTAATCAGGTGAAGGCCGCGAAAATTACGGCGAAAATTGAGAAAACACGAGCTGCGCTGGTGGCCTGGCGCGATGCATTGTTTGAGCAATATAAATCACTCAGCGATGCCGATGGCTGGTCGGCATTGGAGCAGCTGGCTAATAATGGTGTCGATGGAGCGAAATTAGCCATTGTTCAGGCCGATAATCCTCTGGATTCGCCAGCAGCACAGTGGATTAAGGTGGGGGCTGTCATCAATGCATTTGATGAAAAACACATTAGTAAGGACGATTTTGCTGATGCTGTTTCTGTTAACCGCCTGGTCGAAATGGCTGTCCGCCGTGCTCGAGCTTTGAAAGACGGGGACTATGTGAATGAGTTACCAGATGCGCTCAAATCGGCAACGTGGCAAGACTATGTATCGCTGAAAAACGGCGGAGCCACCGAATCAGAGATCGCAGAAAGACTTGAGCAGGCTGAAAGCAAAAGAGAAGAGCAGGCGGCAGTGGCTGAAGCCAGAGCTGAAGAAGCTGCGAACGATGATTATATCATTGTGGTTAATGATAAGCCGATTCGCGCTAAAGCCCGTGTTCGCGGGCGCTGGTGGAGTGTCAGTGAAGATGTGGGTGCCGTTTATCTCATTGCCGATCAGCCAGGTTCCTCGACAATACGGAACGCCAAGGACGCGATTAAGAAGATTGGCGGGCGTTTCTGGAATTTTGAAGCAAACCCGGTTGCTGATGTGAACTTTGACCGTCCGGCATGGATGGTATCTACTCGTTACTCGGTAGATGAACTACGTAAAATAATCGCCGATGCGGCTTAACAGATAAGGAGCGGCCCCAGCCGGGGCCGAATTTGAATGACGACATTAATTGATACAGTTAAACCGACAGAATCTTACCTTGAAGAAATTTTGCCGCAGGCGCTCAATGGCAGGAGTGAAGACGAGTTCCTGACAGTATATCTCGCTGGGATGGTTGAAAGACTAAAGAAAGATCCACAGCTTTATCACCTTTATGGTCCGTGGTGGCCTGCGCTTAAAACGATATTGCTGGAGCGCGGCGACACATCATTTGGACAGGTTGTAGATAGCGATGTGGCAGAGATCTACAGAATGAGTCGCCCGGCGCTTACGGTTTTAGCTGGACATCTGTATTCGAGCGATCGCCTGGAAAATGACGCGGTATACAATCCCGTTCATGCTCTGGAAGTCGCGGCTTATGCCGATGATACAGAGCCATATGTATACACAAGCTACGATGAGTCTATAGAGAAATATCGAATTATGGGGTAGTCATGCGAAAGAACCGTCGGTTTACGCTCGAAGACCTAAAGGAATATTCCATATCGAAGGGGTATGTCCTTGAGTTCCACCGTTACAAGAAGGTTTTTACGCTGCGAAAAGCAGAAAACCCGGCGAGCTGGAGCTGGGTATACTTCCCTCATACAGAAGACAAACTGGTAGAGCTTGTTGACGATTTAACCTATGAAGGGTGGTTGATCGCAATCGACAAGACAATCACAGAAATATCCGAACCGGATAAAATAAACATTTAAAAAATAACAAGTTGGGTAAATACCATGCGATTTACCCTCCTTGTTGATTAAGGTCACTCTTTACTCTAAAAGCAAATCCGACCTGTTGCATATAGCCCAGCCTTGAGTAGTATTTCTCTTGTTTTACAAATCTAACGCAGTTGTTATTATTTCGCTTATTTACTATCAATGGGTGTGTTAGAAAAAATAGCGCGAAAAAGAAGGCGTCGCAGTGAATATTCTGAAACATCCCCACATGCCGCAGCTCTCAGAGAACTGGAGAAAAACCCAGATCTAATAAAAAGGAACCATGAGCATTACGAGCAGGTACGCGTCCTGGATTGGTTGTATCGCAATATGCGCTATGTGTATGAGCATACACACGCCACTCCAAACGGCGGTCTGCGAGGCATAAGGACGGCAATAAAGATGGTGGCAGAAGGGCAAAAGAAGGGATATCCCGATCTTTCTATAGACCTTGCTTGCGGTGGATACCACGGAATGCGCATTGAGATGAAACATGGGAGAAATCGCCTGACTCCCGAACAACTCGTCTGGATGACTCGCCTCACCGAAGCGGGTTACTACTGCTTTGAGGCGCGCAGTGCCGCTGAAGCCATAAAAGCTATCACGGAATATGTTTGTCTTGATTAAACGGAGAAATCGTTTTGCGTTTACTTAACGTGGCTGAACTTATCCCTGCTGGTGCTAACGTTGTTGCTCGCCGTCGTTCCTGGCAGCAACCATTGTGTGTTGAGTTGTTGAAACACAGCAATGGAACAATAGAGGCTCGGAATATTGTCACTGGTGATAAGGTTCACATTACCCCGGAAAGTACAGGCGCTGATGATTGGGAGTTTGTACATTGAGCAAAAAATATCATGTGAACCTGGCGTTTGCCGATGACGCCGGGAGGACGCGGAGCATTACGCTCAACACTGCCCGCAAGGTGGTAACAGCGCCTTTAATCCGGGAAGCCCTCAGGGAGCTGGAAATGGGGGAGAACTCGACCCTTTTGTCGGTTAGTTGGTTAGGGAAAATGTCAGAGAAGGAATACGTAGACGGAGTTACTCCAATGACAGCCATGAGGCTGCTTTCATTGCTGCAATGGGCTATCGTACCGGTATGCATCGTGTATTTTATCTACCAGGCAATGACACAATAACCGCTCAAAAACCCGCCGATTAGCGGGTTTTTTGTTTATCACATCTTTCGATCTTGTTCTCATACTAATAAAATATGTTAGAAAACTAATTTTGCAAAAACAATGGGAACTGCAATGAGTCAACAAACTGATACTTCTAATCTGGAAATCATCTCAGCCGCGATTGAAACGCTGCGGACACAGATCGCCCTTATTCAAAAGCGGAATCCGGGGGATGACCTGTCTAGACGGCTACATGAGAGCGTCATTGCCACTACTGATAACCTGGTCGCGGAGATCAACCAGCTACTTGAGGAAGGGACGGTTGATTACAACAAGCTGGTGGATCAGTTTGAGGAATATCAACAAGCCGTTAATGATGGCTTGATCCGTTTTTCACAAGTCACAGGCGTATCAGCGACAGTTGAAAGTCTTGGCAATGCTGTTAATCAATTTGCCGCGAATATGCGTAGTGAGATCGGCAATCTGGAAGCGCGTCTTGAACAGGCAAACACACTGCGCAAATCCGCAGAAGCCGATTTGAGTCGTTACAAAAAAGACTATCCAGCCAGTCTGTCAAAACGACTGGATGTTGCGGAGAAGGATAACCGTGCGCTGAAAAGAGAGCGTCGGGAACTAAAAGAGCGTTTAACAGAGCTGAATCAGCAATGCATTAAGTATCAAGGCGAAGGCGTCACACTGCGTAAAAAGTTAGCAGCAGCGCAGAACATTATTGAAACGCTGAAACGAGAGTGCTCACAGCTTGGTCATGATCTGAACCGCGCTTGTGGTATGGGACAAAGGCCAGAGACATTCCCGCTCATGTATGACGGGGTGGATGCTATTGCCTATATCCATGAGTACCCGCATGGTCTGGTTGCGGAGACTGGTCAGCGTGGTGAAGCTCTGTTGACGGCTAATTACCATCAACAAATTAGAACCAACCGCCTGCTGACGATGGATGTGATCCCATCAGTATGGGGAACGCCGCTTTACTATCGCCTGCCCGGCTTCGAAACGGACTGGAATACCGATATAGACGAATGCCTGGCAGATAAAATTATGGCGTACCTGGAGACTGATTTCCCGCGCCTGCATCGCCGGATTATGGACTCTAAGGATGCGCCGATCGATGAATTGAAAATGCGCCCAGAGACGTTGGAAGCTATCAAACAGACTGCGTTTGATACCGTATTCAGCGTGGCCTGTATCCCAAGTAGTTTTCATGAAAGCATCCCCTTTATGCAGGGCGACCGTCGTCAAGAAATTATTGATGCCTGCCGGGTGTGGGCTAACGAATGGGACAAGAAGAATGGGGGCGTAGAAGATCTTTATGGGAAATAATGTGTTAGAAATCTAATTTCACCAAACGAACATATTGATTGTGAGAGTAACTTAACTTAGAATTTTCCTTGCTGGTGGAGCGTTGCCACATTTCGCTTGCTGGGCTTGATAGTCACTTATTGGTTGTTGTTCGCCCACCAGCAAATAACAAATTAAAGTGTTAGAAAATTACATGCATACAGGGATTTGCTTTGGCACCGAGCAAGCCAAAGTTCAGCAGGTTTAGTGCGTAAAGTGGTTTCAGAGAGAGCACTTTACGGAGTAAACGACAAGACATGTTGAGCCACGGAAGGTCTTTTTAAGATGTTCATTGATGATGGTCCGGCAGAGAGTAACGGGACTCGCCGCATCGAATCATCATCAATGCACATCCTCAACATTAAGGAGGCATAGGGATTTTTTTGTGGCGATTACCTTTTGCCCTAAGTCTCCTTAATGTTGCGGTAATGCACCTATGCGGATGCGGCCTTGCATTGTGTCTTGAAAGAATGGGGTAAGGCCGGGGATATCCCCAGGGGGAGGCACCCCCGCTGCAACGAACAGCCACAGACGGCAGTCGAGTGATGGAAACGTGCAAAGACTTTAAACCTCGTTATGGCTGGCGTGGCAAACGCGACAACCGAGACAGAGCGGTGACGGGCGGAGAGAGTGCCGCATCAAGAAAGAAGCCGACTTGTGTTCCCTTTCTGCGGGCATTTGAAAGTGAATCCAGCTCAGGCAGTCGGCTTCTTTCTTGTGTGAGATGTAGCGTATTTGCCCATCTTCGGGTGGGCTTTTTTAGGGTTTTCGTCATGGTTAGCGGCTTTGCGGCGGTTTAGAAACCGACCATTAAAGTAAATGCAAACGATGATCTGATGATGGTAGCGGCCTAAGAAGCCAGACGCCACGGGGTATGAGTCGTCCCCCGTCAAAAAATCGACCGCAGAGTGACCCCGTCTGTGTATTAGGGAACGGGGAGGCATAACAGGCAAGGGCGCTGGTGTGATTAACCAGATGAATGAGAAGGGTCAGGTCTTTCTGGTCAGCGCCCTTACCTGTTACGTCCCTCCCGCGTAACAGCCATTGTTTGATGGTATATGGGAAAGTTTGTTGGTTACGGGTATATCCCGTCATGCTGAAGGCGCTTATCACGCTGGAAGCCAGGGTTATGCATCCCCTGTTACTGAATTGCAGCCAGGGCGCGGTGCGCCGAAAAGCATACGGAGGTGGAAGCCCTCGCCGGAGACGTACCCGGCAAGTGATGGTGTAGCTCAGTAGGATAGAGCAGCAGCCTTCTAAGCTGTCGGTCGGTGGTTCGAATCCACCCACCATCGCCAATGCCGGTTTAGCTCAGTTGGTAGAGCGCCTGCCTTGTAAGCAGGATGTCAGCGGTTCGAGTCCGTTAATCGGCACCAACACAACAGGTAAGGGTATTTTGCGACGTCGGAGATCGCCGTGCTTGGCAGAGGGTTCGAATCCCTACGAAGTACCCTTACCGTTGTGATGAAGTGCAGCTCTTTGAAGCAACCAGAAGATAAGCATCTGGCTTCACAACATAAACCGCAGGAACGACCAATAAACGGTAGTCCGTATGGAGAATACCCCGTTGAGGAAGAGGCCTGGCCGGAACCGTAACCGGTACTACAACGTTGAGAACACTGACGTAACGGGGTCATATCCCAATCTACGAATAAATGTTGCGTTGCAGCGTGACAACCAGTGTTCTCAACGTTGTGGTGGATTCGCAGACTGATGCGATAGCTTTCTTGGATGTTAGGGAAATGCGGCCGCAAACCTTCCCTTTCGCGAGCGGTGATCGTCCGTAGTCCTAATTGGCTGCACCGTATGCCGGAGATTCAGTACCGGCCACCACAACGGCCGGAGAGTAGGGAGCATGGTGCTCAAGCGGTCTTGAAAACCGTCCCATTGCGCAAGCGATGATGGTTCGATTCCATTACTCTCCGCCAGCGCAACGTTAAGAGTATTTGGCTAATTAAGCGAATGCCGGAAGCAGAACCGGATCACCAAATGCGTACAGGCGTCATCGCCGCCCAGCCAGCCAAGTGCTCTTACCATTGCGGTGAATGCGGCTAAGCGCACGCGGAACAGTTAAAACAATTTTCCTCAATAGTGAAGTCAAACATCCCGGCGTTAATTGTTAACTGGTTAACGTCACCTGGAGGCACCAGGCACCGCAATCTAACAGCAATGGCGTTTTGTCTTAAAAGGTAGCTGCAAGTGATGGATTTTTGGGCCTTTGCCGATAAGAACCCTGGTTGGACATTTTTATTTCTGCTGGTGGTTGCATATGGGATCGAGCAAGCGGCAAAAGCCTTACGCGGTTCTGGCAAAAAGCGTAAGCGGAATTAACAGTAATCTGGCCCTTTAGCTCAGTGGTTAGAGCTGGCGACTCATAATCGCACGGTCACCGGTTCAAGTCCGGTAGGGGCCACCATATTTGGTTGTAACACGGCGTATGGCACATGCGTCGTTAGCGGTCTGGTGACGTTAAAGGGGTTACCTTTTCCCCTAGCTCAGGCAACAAACCAGGTAGCCGGAATGTGCAAGCCCCGTTCATATCGTCGGACCGAGGACTCACCACCCTGGCGATTCGGTGTGACAGCCGGAAGAGCACGGCGCACAACAGGAAAAGGCGTTTAATTAGCGTGAGCACCGTTTCCGTTGTGGTAATTGCGGCTATGCGCTCGTGACGAAGCCATTTTCATTAATTGCGGTTCTGATAAGTGTCGTCGCCGGGCGTGGCTGACCTGGCAGGTGGAGGCACCACCGCCACAACTCCTTTCAATTCATCATATAGCCGCTCAGGCTGTAACCCTTAATTAATACGAAGTTTCGACATCTCTATCGGTTTAACCGAGGGATGGTCGCGCGTGTAAAAAGGAGACGTTATGTTAACGGCGAACGATAACGCGTATGCAGAAGCAGACCTCATATTGAGTGACTTCATCGGTCAGCGGGAACGCTGGACACAAAAGCGAGAGGAACTTTATGCCTCGTTAGTTCGCAAAGGTGTCAACATTGAAACCGCTCAAAGCGGCGATATGACGGTAGTCAGTGTTGGATTACATGGTGTGAGCGTGTCCGCAGCCAATCATGAGCCATACGTAGCGTTATCCGAGTCGATGGCAAGGCTAATTAAGTTTCTGAAGCAAACAGAAGCCAATAATGTTTTCATCGCCAAAAAGAACATCAATTTTTCTGCCGCCATGTTCTGGATGATGAAGGGGCTGGATGCCCGCCGGGCATCATGGCCTAAAGGGAGCTATTTATCGATGTTCCGTGGCAGCATTGGCAGCAAAGAAAAGCTCTTCGAATTCTTGCCGGAAGAGGCATTCGATATTGTGGAAGGGTGCGATGTGATGGTTATGCCTCGCCTGGTAATGATGAATGGGGATTTACAGGCGCAGACAGACTGGTTCGCAACTGGCGTGGATATTATCGCAACTGACTGGGAGGCATTCTGATGTACGAGACAACAAAATTAAGCATTCACGAAGTCTCCAACGTGGAGTGGAATATCGTCACCTGTAAGATTGTATCGTGTAATGCTGCGCGTACTGATGCAGGCCATAAGAGCACGATAACAGGCTACATGGTAATGGCTTATAGGGGATTGAGAGTTCGCTTTATCTGGAAAGCTCGGCAATTGACACCATTCAGAGAGCCGTCAATGCCATTAGAGGTAGAACAGGATTATTTAAGCCTGCCGGAAATAGACGGTGCAACGCTGGTGGATTCTGATGGTCGTAAGGCTGATTTTGAAGTCAGCTTAAAGGTGGCGCAGGCCGTAATTAATAACTCACGTGGTAAGTGGATCGCTAAGGTAAAACACGTCGTTCGCTTATCTCGCTGGTAGCGTTAGATGAATGGAATTAATTTTCTAATATAACCAACTTTTTGCCAGTCTATACAGAAATAACATTCTCATTATCATCCCCTCGGTCATTTCCTGCCTGGGGGATTAATGGAGCATATCAGCAGCGCAGAAATTGCGGATATCATGATTAGGGCTGACTGCTATCTGACAGTCACCGAAATCACCACTCTAGCTAAAGAAAAATATCCTCACCTTCATGTTTCACGAGTAAGTGTAACCAACATCATTCGGCATTTTGTGCGGTCAAGCCGAGCTATTTGTGAGCTTGATGATCGTGTTTACCCACGGAAATACTGGTTGCATGGCCTGAACGGATATCAGTTCAAGGTGCGCGGGCGCACCCCTGAATACGGTAGCTTACTGGTTAAAAACTGTAGCAGGAAATCAGTCGAACAGGCGCGAAAAGAGCAACGAGAGCTGGTGGACATGGCGAATAAGCTGTGGAATGCCGCCGTTAAAAAGCGTGGTGTTGCTTTATGAGTCTGGTTAATTGGGAAGAGCACCGCGCCAAATTTATAGCGTTGCGTGAAGAAAAAGGGATCACCGTAAAGGAATACTGCGAGCAACACGACCTTAGCTTCAATACCGCCAGAAAGCATCTCAATATGAAAAAAAATGAGGTGCGGTCGCAGGTGAAGACTACAAAAAAAAGCACCAAATCACCTCAAAAAAAACGGGCAGGAAGAGCAAAAAAAAGACCAGAAGAGGGTACAGAAACAACAAAATTTACAGAAATTGACAATTCACAGGGCACAGGTTCTTTCCGAAGTATGCCGAGAAAGAAAACTTCGGATCATGAAAATAATGCAAATAATAACAATGAGATAAAAGAATCTGTCAGGAGATCATTGCGCGAAAAAATGGCGAAAATGATCCCCACCGAAGATAAATGCGCCTCAAAAATCGAGGGATCTTCAGCAATGATCCCTGGCGGTGCTGTGCAGCGTGCCACGTTGCCCACTACGAGTGTGGCTCGCGACATGATGAAGAACGGCGCAGAAGAGCACCTGCGGTTAGCAATTCAAATGGCGCAAGAACGCGCACTTCAGTACCAAAGCATTGTTGATCAGGAGGCCGAACGCCTACAGGCGGAGATAGACGCCCTGGGTGATGAACAGCCAGAAGGAATGCACCCTGGGCAGCGACTTCTCGGTCTAATCAGTGACGCGGCCTACTACATGAACGATTTTATCAGTAGGTTGGCAGCGATATATCAGTCCGAACAAAAGCTGCGACAGGGTGATGAAAAACTTCGTCAGGGTGCTCGCCAGCAAGCATTCAGAGAGGCCGAGGCCAGAGAAAAACTCGAATTAGCACGCCTACAGGCCGAACAGCGTGGCAAAGAGATTGAATATCGCATTGGCGCTGACGCACGCGCAGCCAGAGTTATCGCCGCCGCTATACGTATGCGTGAGCGCGAGGAGCTGGACGATATCGGTGTTGCTGAATACATCGAGCGTCAGGGTGTCAGTGTCCCGGCTATCCTCGCGGCGCGCGCGGCGAAAGCTATCACTCTTCTCGAACCTCCAGTTTCTGACATCAATGATGTTGATGATGAACAGCTGGACAAAGAAGCGAAGGAGTTTGCATCGCTTCAGGCTAACCATCCGCAATGGCTGGCAGAGCGCCGGGCGGATGTGGCAACCATTGTTGAAGATCTGGGGTGCGGAGATTACGACCACAATGGCGAGCGTAAGGCTGGGGAATTCGAGGCCAACGATGAAGAGTTGGACATTGACCCTTCGGCAACGGCTGAAATTTACGGTGATTATGATGCATCAGATGCAGGGTATGACGCCGGAGATGATGATATTGCGATAGAACCGCCGGAGGATGACTAATGGCTGGTGGGCGCAAGATTAAATGCGTCACCAGCGATCCACGCTGGCGCGATATGGTAATCAAATACCGCTACAACTTTACCCAGGCTGTTGTTGATATATTCGGGATGTTTCCCTCCCACCAGCAGCAGGAGATTATCCAGTCCGTACAGCAAAAAGGGAGCAGAACCACTGTTACCTCTGGTCACGGTACAGGGAAATCGTCGCTAACGGCTATGTTGTTGCTGATTTATTTGATTCTGTTCCCCGATGCCCGTGTCATCATTGTTGCTAACAAAATAGGTCAGGTTAAGACAGGTGTATTTAAATACGTTAAACAGTATTGGGCGAATGCCGTTAAGCGTCATGGGTGGTTACAGACCTATTTTGTCCTGTCTGACACCATGTTTTATGAACGCTCTCGAAAGGGGATCTGGGAAGTTCTCTGCAAAGGCTATCGACTCGGTAACGAAGAAGCTCTGGCGGGGGAGCACGCGGCACATTTGCTTCTAATTCTGGATGAAGCATCAGGTATATCTGATAAAGCGATCGGCGTAATGACTGGCGCTCTGACTGAAGAAGATAACCGAATGTTGATGCTATCCCAGCCAACAAGGCCAAGTGGTTATTTCTACGATTCGCACCATTCTCAAGCTAAAACCCCAGACAACCCGAAAGGGATCTGGACAGCAATTGTTCTTAACTCAGAAGAATCACCGTTCGTCACACCACAATTCATCAGGCAGAAACTCCTGGAATATGGCGGGCGCGATTCTATTGAGTACATGGTCAAGGTTCTTGGTCAGTTTCCTCGGGAGATTAACGGCTATTTGCTTGGTCGTGATGAATGCGATCGCGCTGCGCGGCGCAAGGTGTTGTTGGAGAAAAACTGGGGATGGGTGGCTACTGCTGACGTTGGTAACGGGCGAGACAAGTCAGTTCTTAATATCTGTAAAGTGTCTGGTCACCGGGAAAAGCGGCGTGTTGTTAACTTTAAGGTAATGGAAATGCCAGGGACTATGGACCCGCTGGCTTTTGCTGACTTTATATACAACGAATGCACGCCGGATAAATACCCGAATATTACAATCGCGGTTGACGCAGACGGTTTTGGTTCAGATACCTGTGCGCAGCTGGTGCGCCGTGGGGCTAATCCGGTACGGATTCGGTGGGGGAAACCCATGTTTTCGAACAAAGACAAGGAGCGTTTTGTTAACCAGCGTGCCTACGCAAATATTATGGCTCGTGATGCCATAAAGTCAGGTCGTATGCGAATAGACAGTGACCCTAAAACGGCAGAGCAAGCGTCAAAAATCCCCTTTTTACTTAATGAAGAAGGGAAGATGGCGATGATGCGCAAGGAGCACATGCGGCAAAAGCTGAACATCAAATCACCTGACCGATGGGATACCTACTGCTTTACAATGCTGGTGGACTATGTTCCTGCTAATGAAGATATCGGCGCTGAAATGGCTACCTTCCGCGATCAGGTTCTTGCAGATGTGGAAATGCCAGATCTGGATATATAAAGCCCCGGCAATGCGGGGCTTATGATTACCAGAGTTTAGCGGCGTGCTGTGTTTGGGAGAAAGTGAACCCGTAACGTTCTTCTATGGTTTTACCGTATCTTTTCCGCGCGTCTGTCAGTTTTATGCCTGTCAGGTCATCTCCGGATGTCATCATTACGTCTAACAACTCCAGATCCATTTTATTCAGTCGCGCCATCGCTTCGCGTGCTGTCTGTATTTTACGCTCAATGATATGGCGAATAGCCGGATCGGCTTCCTCAAGCATTTTGGCTGATTTGTTCTTTAAGCTCTCATTGCGGATGTCGATGTTTCGCAAGATGTATGACTTCGCAACATAGCTTGGTTGGTGTTTCTCCAGATCGCGAACGCGATAGAGACTAAAGTCACCAAGCAGGCCGCAAGGTATCGACTCAACCCCAGAATAAATAGTAATGCTGCGACGTTCGCCGACATTATTAACAACGGGCACTGTGGTGTTCGGAAGTTTTGCGAACACTAAGGCTCCGTGTGCGCCTACCCTGAATCGTGACAGAGCATTGCTGCCTTCAATGTTTGTTGTAAGCACTACATCTGTGTATCCATCTTTGCGCGCCCGGTAAACTTCCCCTTCAGGTTCTGATGCGAAAAAACGGCGCTCTTCTTCAAGTGCACCAACAATCTGCGAAAATATCTTGTTTTTCAGGCTTTTCTTTATAATTGCATCATATTTTTTGAGCAGATTTTCGCGCGTAAATGAGCGGGTGGTGGTCGCGCTTTGCACAACAATATGCGTGCTTTGATTTGTGTCCTCGATAATGAATGGGATCGGAGAATATACAGACTCAACAATGTTAGACGCTTTGCCGTCAGCGTTACGGCACAAGTCAACAAAGGCTTTCCATTCTGTGAGGCACTTTTCAGCTTCTTCTAGCACATTCTGATCATGTGTTAGTGCAACATGGCGGAATTCCTCGCCGGAATAACTGGTATCATGGAAAACAGAGTTTGCGACCACCAGCTCTTTCCACCGTTCAGCGGTTTGCAGGAACCGTTTGTACTCTTTCTCGATCGACTTCTTACTCATTATTCCTACTCGATTTAGTTTTCTAACATAAAATTACTATGACAAATCTATGCCGAATAACAGGGTGAGTAAAGGATCAAGATGCATTTTTTTATCATCCAATTTAGAAAATTCTGCTTAAAAACTGCCAGGCATAACTTAAAGCCCACACCAGCAATGCATTGCCCATCTGCGCGGAAAGAAAAAAAATTCCTAAATTTCTAACTTTAGATAATTGGCATTATTTAAAGTTAGGCTATAATCATGGGTAGATGATCAGTATTGACATCACTGAAAATACGTGCCTCGAATCAAAGGCTTGAATCTTGAAAATTAACTTATAGCTACCCTGTCATTTTTATATTTTTCGCGTAGCGTCATCTGTATATAGAGGTTAAATAGTTTCATGAGTGAATTAATTATCTCTGGCAGTTCCGGTGGTTTTCTGCGCAACATTGGCAAAGAGTACCAGGAAGCCGCAGAAAACTTTATGCGGTTCATGAATGACCAGGGAGCTTATGCGCCGAATACTCTGCGCGACCTCCGTTTGGTGTTTCATTCCTGGGCGCGCTGGTGTCACGCTCGCCAGCTTGCCTGGTTTCCGATCTCACCAGAAATGGCCCGCGAGTATTTTCTTCAGCTGCATGATGCCGATCTGGCTTCGACCACCATTGATAAGCACTACGCCATGCTGAACATGCTGCTTTCGCATTGTGGCCTTCCGCCACTTTCGGATGATAAAAGTGTTTCTCTGGCTATGCGGCGCATCCGGCGCGAAGCGGCAACTGAAAAAGGCGAACGAACAGGCCAGGCTATACCGCTGCGGTGGGACGATCTGAAACTGCTCGACGTCCTGTTGTCCAGGTCAGAACGGCTGGTGGATCTGCGCAACCGGGCTTTTCTCTTTGTTGCATACAATACGCTGATGCGTATGTCGGAAATCTCGCGTATTCGTGTAGGAGATCTGGACCAAACAGGTGACACTGTCACGCTACATATTTCACACACGAAGACAATAACGACCGCCGCCGGGCTTGATAAGGTGCTTTCCCGTCGCACTACCGCTGTGCTGAATGACTGGCTGGATGTTTCCGGGCTTCGCGAACATCCTGACGCAGTGCTGTTCCCGCCGATACACCGTAGCAATAAGGCCAGGATCACGACAACGCCCCTTACTGCACCTGCAATGGAGAAAATATTCAGCGACGCCTGGGTGTTGCTGAATAAAAGAGATGCTACGCCAAACAAAGGAAGATACCGGACGTGGACCGGGCATAGTGCACGCGTCGGGGCCGCTATTGATATGGCTGAAAAGCAGGTGTCTATGGTGGAGATCATGCAGGAAGGAACCTGGAAGAAACCGGAAACACTTATGCGGTATCTTCGCCGTGGTGGCGTGTCTGTGGGGGCTAATAGCCGCCTGATGGATTCGTAAATTAAATTTCTAACACATCTTTTTAGATTAACGCCTTTGCTGTAAAGTACCCTCGCCTATTTAGGAGGGTGCTTTGCAGAGTCAAATCACGGAATCAAGACGCTTCAAGGTGGATGGTTACACCGTAACCTTCGCCGCTGGTGTTAAGAACAGTCATGCTGTCGTTGTGTTCGGCATCATGACCGGGCTTGAGGCCGTCCCTGTGTTTACCCTCGAAAAAAACTGGCGAAATCTGGAGGAAGCAGAAAGCTACGTCCGGAAAGTAACCATCATTGCCGCCGAAAAACTCCTGGCCCACTATCAGGAAAATTATCGCACTATGGTCGAGAAGATTAATCTCGCTTTCACTCGCCCCACTACCGGCTTTATTGCACCGGATACTAATGCAGGTCGATATCCGGCAAGGGGGCGTCGGTGAAAACTTATTACCCATCTCTGAATTGTTACCCGTCTTCCTATCCAGAATTGTCCGGGAAGCTGTTAGCTCTATTAGCTAAAGCACCTACGGAATGGTTTAAGCCAGTCGTTATCAATCCACACTTCCTGGATTACGGATCTGTTCGCACTCGTAACGAACTCAAAAACCTACTGGCGCATGGATTCATTCGACACCGTGCCGGGAAAGGCTATCAGTTAGCGATTGCGCCAGAAGAGGCCGTGCGGCTATTCGCATATCGTGACAGCCAGACAAAAGCTCGGGTAATAGCTCAAATACTTCATAACGGCAGCACCTATGCCCGCCAGTTTGGCGGCGACACGTCGCAGTTCTTGCGGGCGGTGCGATCGCTGGAGGAGCAAGGAGTTATTGAAAGTTCCTGTCTTCCTGTTCCTACCGTTCCACATATCAAACGTCGGGTTTACACCTTCACGCAGAGAGCTAAAAAACAATGATTTACGTAAAAGTGAAACGCCTACATCCGGCAGCAAAACTTCCAGCTTATGCCACCTCCGGATCGGCGGCGATGGATTTTGAGGCTGTTGAAATAAAACCATGCGTCGATAGCAATGGTGCAATTTCCTCAAGCTGGTGGGTGTATACCGGACTGGCTATGGAGATCCCGCCCGGCTGGTGTCTGAAACTCTATCCGCGATCAGGATTGGGCTGCAAAAAACATACTCGCCTGGCTAACTGCGTAGGAATTATCGACTCCGATTATCGCGGCGAAATCATGGCAAAACTGATTACTGATCCAGGCGGGGAAGGCGTTTGTCTCAAGCCTGGAATGGCTGTCATGCAAGGAATTTTTGAGCGTGTTGAACAAGTCTCACTAGTCGAGGTTGAGGAACTCAACGAAACGGAGCGTGGTGCTGGTGGCTTTGGTAGCACATCGGAAGGCCGCGTTGAAATCAAGCGTACACCGCTTCAGTACGCAAAGTTTTAAGTAGAGGAAGGATTATGGCCAGCACTTTTCAGGTGTTCCCCAAATACAAATGCCACAGCATCATTCGGGCATCGAAAATCAAAGATATTGTTATTGTCGGCAAAGCTTATGCGCCCATTTTTGGCAGCATCGAAGTCGTGGAGCCAAAAGGAATGACGCTTCGTGTTGATGGTGTGTTCTTGGAAAAGTTCCGACCGCAAATAGGAGGATATCTCGTCACTGCTGAAAATGGTTATCTGGTCTATGTGCCAGAGAAAGCATTTGAAAAATGCTATAGCCGGGTTAACGACGCCTCCGAAAATGGGGTATCGCTCAGCATTGAAGGTCACAATGGGGTGACATTCATTACAGCCAGGGACGTAACTATTTCTGCTGGCGGTATCGCTACTCTACAAGAAGAAATCGACCTTGAAGCAGCCGACTTTTCTGACGCGCTGATGTGGTTGAAGGATGGCAAGAAAGTTGCTCGACGCGGGTGGAACGGCGAAAACCAATTCTGCTGGCTGGTTCCCGAAGGACAGTACCCGGCACGAATGGAAGCCATTAAGGGATATTTCCCCGGCGACCTCGTTCCGTATGGTGCTTATTTCGCCTTAAAAAATGCACAAGGTGTAGTTGTTCCGTGGGTGCCTTCAGTTGGCGACCTGCTGGCCTGTGACTGGTTTGTTGTGGAGTGATTTGACATGGAAAGCACTAAAACAATTCAATACCGCTTGCGTAATGGCCTGCTGGTGGCTGTTAACGCCGACATGTCACTGCCGTTTGACACGATTGAACGCACTATCATGACGTATCTCGGCTTTAATGAAGAGCTGAATGAAGAGCATGGCGTAGCTATATGGAGTGATGCAGACAGCGGCGTTCGTCGTTACATCACCGCCAGGGGCAAAGACTACTCTCTGGAAGAACTGTTTGCCCTTGCGCAGTCTTTCGAATGTGTAGCATTAGACCTGTTTAATGATCCTGCTATAGCGCAACGACTTATACGCGAGCTTGGGCTATCCGTTACACCAATTATATTTAAAAATGGCAGCCTGACTGGCACATGGCGCGTAGAACGCATCTCAAACTACCTTCCATATAACCGACAGTTAAATGGAGTAATCTCCGGCGTTAATCAGCCCGTAGCGTGTGAAAATGTAAACCTGGTTGTCGCTGTTTTGGCAACCGCATGTCGTGTTATCGGTTTGGCTAAACAGGCATTTATTCATTTCCCAAATGGTGCAGAAGGTAGCGCAGAGATTATCGCGTGTGATTTCGAATTTACCTGGATGCTACGCGAATATCTGGACCAAACAGTATTCCGTGCCGAAGAACTGGATATGTATATCACGTCAACGATTCCAGACGATGTGCGAGCTGAAGCAATCGCTACAGCCAGGGCGAAATGCCGTGCGGCGATTGCAGAACAGGCCAAAGAAGAAGTTAAGGAAGTGGCAGATGGCGACTAAGAGCAATATTTATAAAGATCCGCGCTGGCTGTCGCTGGTGGAGAAATATAAAGACAATTGGGTACTGGCAGCAAAAGAATTGTTTGATATTGATTTAAGCCACCAGCAACAACAAATTGTTGAAGCTATACAGCCCAATAATGCAAAAGCTACTGTCACCACTCCGTATGGGATCGGACGACCGCAAGTGCTTGCTGTTATTAGTACCCTTTATACGATTATGTATCCTGATTCCCGGACAGTAATTGTTTATCCAAAATCAAATGCTTGCAAAAGAGGAATTGTTGCATATGTGTGGCAATGTTGGGAGGCATTGCTGAAAAAACAACCTTTTATCATTGAGTATTTTAAGGTCGGTGATAGCGGTCTGATGTTCAATGAATTTTGGGGAATGTGCTTTTGTAACTACCGCCTTAACTATGAAGATAGCATTGCAGGTCACTACGCCGACCATCTTTTATTCATTATTGTGGATTCCGCACATATCAGCGATCGGGCATACAGCATTGTGTGGGCAAGCATGACTAGTGGTGATTCACGCATATTGCTCACTTCAATTCCGTCACCAGAGGAAATAGGCTTTTTTTATGATTCACATCATGGACGTGCTTTAGCTGAAGATAATACGAGTGGTGTATATAAAGCCATTAAGCTGAGTGCGGAGGATTCACCATTTATTACCCAAGAATATCTTGATCATTTTGCCGAAAGGTATGGCGGGCGAAATAGTGATGACTATCGTCGTATGATTCTTGGTGAGTTCCCTGGTATTAGGGAGGCTGTTCTTGAATCAGATATGCCGAAGACAATGCGCTTTTCGATGCCTGATGGTAGTGAATGGACAATGCCATTACGAGTGATAGCCCGGCATCATGCGCAGCACCACGCCAAAAAACATGGCGTCACGACATTAGAATGGTTGAAATCGCACACTATTCCACTCTTCACTGCAGATCACAATGCTATCGTTGAGTGGGCAAAAACAATTCCGTGGGAGCATGTCGCTGAATATGCTCACATGCTAAAACCGCCGAAAGACAGGCATGAAATTAGCTGGCTGACAGCCGAAAAAATCATTGAATGATATCAACAAAAAGCCCGCCTGGTCTGGCGGGCTTCTTTATGCGCCTTAAATCACAGGTCTATAATCAAACTCCCCACTTCTGGCATCATTAATGACATAAGTGATCACACCAAAAACAGCATTACTGCCCGTGCATCCATCGTCATCTACTGGTAACGCCTCTTTCTTCCCGGTGCTTAAATCCTCCAGGTGCTGGCGCGGATATTTCCTGTATCTCTTTATGCGATATTCACCCTCCATAGCGCATATAAGCAGTGAACCATCAACCGGAGTAAGTGAGGAATCAACCACCAGCAAAGCACCTTGCAATATTCCCTCACGGTGATGGCTGTCTGCCGCCCGCATGAAGTAGGTCGCGGAAGGATGTCTGATTAGTTGCTGATCAAGAGAAATGCGGCTCTCTGCATAATCCGCCGCAGGAGAAGGGAAGCCCATAGCGTTTTACCTTAATGATACTGTTTATTCATACAGTATACATTGAAAAGGCATAGTTTGTGAAAGCTGGGTTTGTAGGCGCGCCACGCTGGGGGCTAATCACATTTCTCCCCCATCTTGCCGTTATTTTTTTGGTGCATCCTCGTTCTGATACACCGGATCGCTCCCTTTTGGCAACTGGAGGCTTAACTGCCGGTAGTGCCGTAGCCGTTCCATGAAATAGGTGCGCAGATTCTCTGGTTGCTCGCGGGCTACCTGTTCAGCTATGACAGGTATGTTCAATCGCTCTTTGTACGCCACACCGCTGGCAGCCAGATCAACGTTAACCTTATCCCGTTCTTCCTGACTTTTAGCTGCAATATTCCAGTCGCTCATATTTAAGGCTCACATTTCCAGATGGTATTCTGAACGCCTGTTCCGGGCGCAAGATGAGGATTAGCGTTAGCACTATGCTGATATACGGCTTTAGACTTTCCGTATTGCTGGCAGGCTTTATCCGCTGTTTTTTGCAGGCTATCCAGGCCATACCAACCATCTGACTGGATGCTAACCTTTTCTCCGTCATTGTATTGCACCATAGCACACCCAGACATAGCCAAGATCGCGCCGACAATAACGCTTTTCCATAAAACTCTATGCAACATATACAAAAATCCCCTCTGTGAATTGAGGGGATTTTAGCATGGTGATCAGATATCGGCTTTATTCGGAATTTTATCAGCCACCAGCGGCAATAAAGCCTTCGCCATTTCATGAACCAACATGGCATCAATGACGCCTAGCGTATGGCCCGGCTTAATCTTTAATGCGGCCTCAAGATAGCCTCTTTCCAGAGTGGTTTTTACGCTTTTCTTGGGCGATTGTTGGGAACTATCCGGAAAATCCGGATGGTTGCCAGCCTCGTAAGCTACCCGCAGCCAGTGCATGAATGTTTCAGTGGACACACAACCACAGTCCACATCGATTTTCCCGCGTTGCTGTTCCAGCCATTGCTCAAAATTTAACTTACTGGATGCTTCTAGAGCCTCTTCGTATTGTTTGCGCGAAATTATTTCCGTGTATTCCTCACGATCAAGGTTACTTATCGGGAGTCTGACCTCAAGGCAAAAATGGCGTCCTCGCAGGCTTTTTGCTGGGTCAGAGCCAAAAGCAAAGAGGCCATATGATGGTTCATACTCGTCCTCTCTAACCATGCGACAATCGAGCACATCATCAGGCCACCCTCCACGCTTTGGCAGCTCCTGCACCAACAAGTCAATCAGCTTTATGGTTTCACCATCCTTGCAGGTTGCTAACGCTATTTTGGCAAGCTCCAACACCTCATCTGCCGTATATCCAGCACCGTGTCCATACATTTCGATGCGTGCAATAATCTCTGATATGCGCAATTTAGTGATTCTGGTCATTTCTTGTTGCTCCATTTCTTTTCGCATTCTTTGGTCCAATTTTCAATGTTCCTTTTGGCAATATCAGTCATTCCATCACCTAAGAAATACTTATTCCGGTATGCCTTGCACTTAAACCACACTACAACAGCCACCAGCCAGAAAATAAAAGGCCATACAGCAATACCAACTCCAGCCGCGATAAAGCCCAATAGCCATAAATGAAGCTCTCCAACTTCTGTTTGCGGCAATATTCTTAAAGAATTAAACAGCAGACTGAAGGAATGGTCGTATGCATTGGCGGTATAAGACATGCAATCCATATAATTAAAGTCATAGCCTGCGGCTGCCGCCCATAATGGACGGTCAAGAAAATGTTTGAATGTCATCATATAAAATTACTCAATTACACAGTGTTGCAGCCCCCTGCCGTAACGACAGGGGTAATAATATTGCTGGTGGTTTGAATCTTTCTCATGAACGAATAAAAGCTAACATGCCCGCGAGTAATAAGGTGTCACCAACCATTACGCCGCAGTTCTCCGTTCCCCATTCTACGCCACCAGCTAAAGCAACAAAAAAGCCACAAACACAGACAAATAAAAACGTAGACCAAAACTTTTTATTTTTCATTACGGATTGCTCCAGTTATCTTCAATAGCAATACTTAATCTCTGTAGCCATTCTGCTAATTTAAGCATTGCTTCTCTTTCGCTTAAACCACGCGGAAAATCATCAAGCGCTATTGTTGGCTTGAAGTTCCCAAAATTATCCATTTCAACGGTCAGATTTTGCTCCAGCACGGTATTCCTTACGCGGCTATTGTGCCGAAGCAAATATACTGAGCGTGATTTATTGGTTTTGTGGTCTAACGTATATTCGGTAAGTATCATCTGGCTTCTGCCATGACTATTACCACGCCACATAATTACTCCGTGTTAATACAGAAAATACACCGTTGCAACACCGTTATATTGGTCGAATGAAATAGCATTTACTTCATAGCTGGTGGGTATCTTCTTACCAAGAATGTAACCAGGCCATGAGTTCCACGGGATTTCAGGTCTATCGTCCTCTTGCCACATTACACAACCAAGAGAACCAACCATTTCGCTATTCCTCTTTCCGCAAGTAACAAAGCCTATATTCGGTTTTGATTGTGTGACTGATACCGTGGTGGTGTTTGCGGAAGCATTGGTTGCAGCACGCCGCGCTTGCTCGCTGGCGATAGAAGCATTTACTGCCGCCGTGGTCGCTGCTGTTGCCGCTGCTGTTGCCGCCGCTGTTGCCGCCGCTGTTGCCGCCGCTCCAGCGGCAATAACTGACGCGTGGGATAAATGACTGGCTGATAACATAGCCAGAAAAATAATAGCTCTTTGAAATTTAGCCATTGATATTCACCTTTATCGCGTACACCTTTACCGGTTTATCACCGAAGTGCGGATGTGTGATTGTCTTGATTTCATATCCGTTATACGGGACGTCTATTCTGCGACTGGAATCGTCGCGCTTCGGATATCCCTTTGTGATAATCAGGCGGTCATATTCCCGGAACATGATTCGCTTATTCCAGTAGCCATTACACAGGCGATACTCTTCCGTTTTCTCCCCGCGAATCATGTCATCGAAGTATTCACCTTTGACGGCAAGTTGCAGGTTAGCCATTACCTCACCTCCAGTCTCCATACCGCCTGACCAATCCGGCTGGCATGGGTATCTTTGGATACTGTTCCGTCTTTAGCCAGCTCCATAAGAATTTTGCGCAAATCTGCCGAGCGCCATTCTTCATCAGGAAATTCCTTCTCCATTGCCAACCGCAAATTCCAGGTTGCCATCCTGAATGGATATTCCCCGCCGAGAGCTTTATCTTGCAGGGCAGCCCGGGAACGCATCACCTGCAAAACCTTCTCTTTTACATCCATCATTTCGCCTCCTGCGGCGGTTCTGGTAGCGGCATCCAGTGTGATGGTATCCACGACGCACCTGGAATTATCCACCCATCATTAGCGTCAGGATGCCCCGGGATGTAAGTCGCCCATTTCATTCGCCAGTCACCTTTCCTGTCAAACTCCCTGGCAACAAGAACGGCTGTTTTGCTATCCGGCATTCGCTCACTACAGCTTATCCAACCATCCGGAGTTACCGGAGAGTTGCCAGCCAGTCTACGCAAAACAGCCTTAACAGCCTCAATACGGTCATCATCGCAATTTTCCAGCGTATCTATGCGGTCGAGCATGATGATGGCGTTATCAATATCAGGATTGCCGGTCCACTCATTACCGCGATTGGATTCGGCAGCCTGGTTGCGCATAATCTCAGGCGTAAGCTCTTTGTAAGCATAAGCAAGAGGCTCTGATGCATTATCCGGCACAACCGACGCAGGCGCGGCAGCATAAACAGGAATAACGTCCGGTTGCTCTTTATTGCTTTCATCCGTTAAAGCCCAGAATAATTTCCCGGCCGGATGTTTGAAAATATAAGCAACTGGATCTGCTTCCAGCGATGCCAGTGCAATTTCATAAGCCCGGCGTTCAATATTGTCTCGAACGTCCAGGCTGCTGATACGCTCTTTGATTTCTTTAATCAGTTCTTTGTCGGTTAAAGTGGTCATTTGTTAATCCTCAAAACTTTATGCCCGGGCGCAAAAGCACGTGTTTTGTCTTTGCTTATTCGCCAGCCATCCTTACGTGCCTCTTTTGCACAGCCAGCCCATGACGTACCGATATATTCACCGAAGTCTGGCACTGGATATACACCTTCCGTACACTGGCGGCAGTCACAATAGAGATGCATGGTGTAACTTGCGGCAATAGCCATATCACTCTCCTTTAGTGCGCAAATGGTTTTTCCAGCGGTTTTGCGCCGCGCTGGGCTTTTTGCAAAAACCACAATCCATCATCCCGTAATATTTCATCAACCCCATCCGTCGGTTGCTGAGTCTCACCCACTGCCAGACGCCAGGAGCGTTTCTACGAACTAACAGAATCTTTGCTTTACGGTTGTTGGTTGCCATATCACTCTCCTTTGATGCGAATGCCAGCGGCACGGGAATCATTCCATCGCTTTACTTCTTCACGAATTACGTCAATGCATTCTTTCGAATCCATTAGGTAATCTTCATCAAAAAGCCTTTCCTGTTCGTTTTCTATCGCAACAATGATTGCTTCAACTAACTTTTGTGCCTGAGAACCACTTTCTAACTCTGCAATGCGCTTCTCTGCGGCTTCCAGCTTCTCGCGCAGCTTCCCTACCGTTAGCGCAATATCCTCGTTCTCCTGGTCGCGGGATTTGATGTATTGCTGGTTCCTTTCCCGTTCATCCAGTAGTGCCAATGCAATCTTTGGATTAAAGGCAGCAATAAATTCAGCGTTGTTTTTCAGAACGTGTTGCGCGATGGCCTGACTACTTAGTCGGACCTCATAACCACGTGCGCCACGGTGTGGTTTATATGAGTCCCAGTCTCCCCACGTTGCTTTCTCTGCCGCCTCACGCAGTGCCTGATAGTCAATCTTGCTCATTGGATGACTCCTTTACGAAGCTGTTCGGCGATATCTTCGAGAACGCCATCAGAGAATGAGCGATCAAAATGGCTTTCCGGCGCATTAGTCATAAACTCAGTAGAGGTAAGGATCATCCGGGCAATATCCGCAGCGTTCTTCGCAGTATCATCAATAAAACCAGCTTTCCAGGCTGCCAACATTCTGTTCGCCACAAAATAAGCGCCTTCCTTGCGTGCTTCAGTCTTCCCTTCAGCCAGAAAAGCATCGGTGGCTGGGGTTTCGCTGTGGTGCAGAGCATCGTTGATAATCATTGCAGCAACTCCGGCCTGCCCTGCATCCGTGACCGACACATGATCAAGAGTTACAGCCATTGCGAGTTTCAGCCCGGCGTTCTCTGCCACCAGAGCCGCGAGCTTAGTCTCAAGCGGTGCTATTCGGCACATAGCATCAATATTTGTGTCCTCCAGGCGCTTAATTTCGCCCAGGAGTGCCAGCGCAACTTTTGGTGGGATGGCCGCGATATAACGGGCATTAGCACCAGCATTCCTTTGTCCATCAATGCCAGGCCAGTCAATAAAGTATCCGCAATGCCTACCCTCAGACGTGCGCGCAGGATAAATGCCGTTATGACCCGGCAAAATATATGCTACCCATTCATCTTGCGTTGCCTGTTCCGCCGCCTCGCGCAGTTCTTGATAGTTAATTTTGCTCACTGGTTGCCCCCTGAATACGCTTAAACTCGATTACCCACACCCAGGGATTAGCGTTCCAACTATCTTCGCCATAAATTGATTTCCATAGGCTACGGAAACTTGGGTAATGCTTATCGCCAATGAGGGTCGATTCTGTTGGTGCGCCCTCAGCCCTTGCATCGCATTCGCTGATATCGTTCAACCGCTCAACGCGCACGTTGGTAATTTCCAGAAGAATGCGCGATGCCCAGCGCGGCATGTGAATTGATGGACACCACCCGCCATCAAATTTTTCATTCACAGTGTGAGGTTTCCAGTCGGCATCATCGGGTATCGACCACAAGCCGTAATCACCCGGCTTTTGCTCACAACTGGCCCGATAAATCCTTGCTGCGTTCTTCTCATCGCCACGACAAAGGTTGTCGTTCCAGTCCACACTGCAACCATCCTCATTGCCTAATATCGCCCACGCCTCACGGACCCATATGCGATCACCAACGTTACCGAACGGGCATAAACCATGTTCAGGTGCATCCATAACGTGGGTATAGACACCATTGCGTTTCTTTGTCGGTTTACGGATAACCAGGCAGTTATCGGCCCTGACATTTTTTACAGGTCGGCGAGTCTGCGTCTTCCCTCCTTCGAGGATGGCCCTGACCATCTCATCGTTAAAAATCATCCCGCGTTCTTTCATTTTTTGATCCACCTCATCAGTTATTGAAAGTGATCACTCCGCGCTCGATGGCGAAGTCAAAAAGCTGGTTAGCGGCTACGTAAAGGCGTATGCCATGTGCTTTTTCCCATGCCCGGACATCGTTTTCTGCGCTTCTGGCGCAGTCATCGCAAAGAGGAACAGCCCAGCGGTCGTGTTCGTTTAACGAGCGGGCGCGGTATATGAACGGGTGGTTAACTTTGCCACCGCATCCGATGCACGGACGAGAAACCACAAACCGGAGATAAGCCGGGCTTTTACCGAGGACCGCTTTTGGTCGGCGCATATAAAGCAGGCCGGAATCCTCATCTACAGACAGGTTGACGATCTGCTCTGCGGTTATGTCCACCAGCTCGCGGGTACTGTGCTCCCAGGTGATATCTGATTCTTTCAGCGTACCGGTAGGGATTTCAGTTTTTGGCTGACAAAATGCAATGCGACCGGCTTCATCTGGCAGCTCATCTTTCAGATTCCGGCGAATGGCCCAAAAAGTGAGTTCAACCATGCTCAGATCGCGTTCTGGCGGTAGTTTTAACTCGCTCGCAGCCCAGTTCATAACCCAGTTGGCACGATTCAGGGATAACTGGTCGTCCAGCTTGCTGTACCCCTTCATCATGTATTCCGCATCATGCTTCCAGCACAGGCGAACGGCAGAGCCGTTATAGAAATGAGTGGTTAGCTGGTGGCTGCAATCGCGCTTATCGTGCGCCTGGCAATCGTGGATATTGGAACTTACCCAATGAACAAGCGAATCTTCACCGCCCAACGCGTTAAATACGCGCTCGCTTTGAAAAAACGGTTTCAGAGACTGGTTGGCAACCAGCGAATAATTCAGATCCACTACGCCATCTGGCGTGTTTTCAGCCTGTTCACGCGGAAGTGGGGAGATAATGAAACGGCGACCTACGCCAATGTAGTTACTGGTGGGCTTGTCTACCGGAAAGACAGCCACACCAGCTCCGTTTACGAAATGAGGTGTGATTATTGCACTCATAATGTATACCGACTCTGTTTTGTTCCGAGCGGTAAAATAATATGTTAGAAAACTAAAATCAATGTTCTAACACATTTTGAGTGCGTAAATGATTTGATCAGACTTTAAGCTGTCCTCCCTTCACCTGCATTAGCGTCAGATTTCCGCAAAAAACCGCGCCCGTGTCTATGTAGTGCTGATTCCAGTATGCTTTTGGTCTTCGTACCGGTGTGTGCCCAAAGATAAAGCGATCTGCGCCTGTGATTTCTCCACCAATGCCATCTATCGAATCACTGATACGCTCGCGCGCCCAGACAACGTTGAAAAGCGGCACCTCCTTACCGAATTGATATTCATTATCCGGATAGTCGGCATGGGCTATAACGATAGTTTCTTGCCCGGTGTTCAACTCAATGATATAGGGCAGTCGTCTTACCAACTCCACCAGCGCCCTGGCTAATATTTCCTGATCAGCGTCCAGCATGAAGAACCATTGACCGCCATTCATTAGCCAGTTATTCACGTTGCCATCAGGACTTAACGCATCGAGCATCAACAGCTCATGGTTCCCCACTACTGCCCTGAACCAGGGCATCTGCAATAGCTCCAGGCATTCAACATTTTCGGCGCCGCGATCGATAAGGTCGCCAACCGATATCAGTAAATCCTGTGTCGGGTCAAAATCCACACGATGGAGTTCATTCATAAGTAGGGTGTAGCAACCGTGCAAATCACCAACAACCCATATGTTTCTGTAGCCTGAACCATCAATACGGCTATATAAATTCACTTCATGCAGAGCCTGGATCATGCGGCAACCTTCTCCCGCAGCCAGATACAAACTGGACCATCTTCAGTGTCATGAATAGAGCCAACAAACCAGCCTTCACCCTCTGGTCGCTCCGGTTCCCAGGCGGCAATATCGGGACCAGCTGCGTCCAGATCAAAATCATCTTCATCCATACTGCGAATAGTCCACTGAAGATTATTTTCCTTCATCCAGGCGTCAAATTCCTCAGTGGATATATATTCACGACCTGCGCAAAACTTTTCATACTCCGGATGTGTCCAGCAGCCATATTCATCACGTTCTACCGGCATTTCTTTAATGATGCTCACTCTTCATCCTCCAAGTCGGCAACGGCATCCATCACATCAGAACCGCGAATAACCTCAAAAGCACGGCAGGCCATTTCAAACACCTGTTGTTCTTGCGGATGCGGTGACTCCCAATACTTAAAACCAGGTCGATGCTCGTAACCCATCATGGAATAAAAATCGCCAGCAAGTTCAATCGCGGCATCAACAAGTTCGCGATTTGTCATCGTCTGTTCTGTCATTTGGTTTTCTCCTGTCTGAACATCACTATCATCAGGTCGCCTTTTGTCGCTATCCTCGCTGTTGTGCCTGGTTCAATGCGGCTAAGTTCAAATGCGTCATAGAACGCCTCCAACGCTTTCTGGCGTTTTTCCTGTTTGCGGCGCTTTCCCCACTGCTTTAGAAAAACAGAGGCCGCCCACTTCCCCGCACTGAACATGATGTAAAACCAACCGAGAAGTGCCAGACCGGTATTTAGGAGCGTATCGATCGTTATTGTCGTGTCGATATTCACTGGTTGCCTCCTTTGCGAAGCTGGTCGGCGAACAAACGTACACCAGACGCTTCACTGCGTAGAAACTTAACGGCATAATCAAAACCACCTCGTTCTGCGTCGTCTGCTGCGTTGTCGAGGTTATCTGCGTACATCTCTACCCCCTGCGCACGCACTTCAGCCAGGAAAGCGTCGGTGGCTGGGGTTTCAACACGGATGCTGTCGCGCAAGATGAAAAATGCATTGAGCATTCCTGTCTCTGGCACTTCATCCTGATGCTTCTCATACGCATCAAGAGCCTTCATCATCTCAGCTCCGAATGGTTGAGGGTGCACAGACTTCAGCTCCACATTCTCCGCCGCCAGCACCACGCGTTCGCTCTCCAGTTCTGCAATGCGCTGTTTTGCGGCATCAAGTTCAATCGATAATTTTTCCAACTGCTCTTTATGCTTCTTGTATTCCTGATATGCGTGCCAAGACTGACCTTTGCGCACACTATCCGTGATATCAGTAATCTGTTCTGGTGTTAGCGTGGTCAGTGGCTGTGCTGGGAAAATCAGCACTTTCCCGGAATCCCAATCAAAACCAGCGTGAATTGACTGAACCTCAACTGAAGGTGTTGAACCAATGCTGCCAGGCGAATGAACAACGATCGTTACATCCATATCGCGACGATGGCTGTGGTTGTTGGACAAAATACGATTCACCAACTCAGAAAATTTGGAAAATTTCATGCTGATTCCCTTTGCTCTTCCTGGATAATGTTGTTGCAATCTTTCACGCACTCGTTGCAGATGAAAACGTTGTCCCCGGCAATTAACTTTTTAACGGTGTGCTGGGATTTGTTGCAGAAGCTGCAATAAAGCGTTGGACTGGCTGATACGGATGGTGCGCCAGATGTCAGCCGCGCGATGTCGTTCTTGCGACGCAATATCACACGGCTGCACTCGACCAGCATCTCCGGGGATATCTTCTCCTCCGTAGCGAGCGTTTCTAATCGTTCGAGTATGTGGAAGGCTTTTTCCTGGGTAATCCTGGGTAATTCAGCGTTACGCTCTGCCAGTTGTGCGGGCGTTAAACCTTCAGACTTCATGCACTCTCCTTTCGAAATAAACGTACTGATTAATCATTCCCAGGGGCATTTCGAGTTTTTCTGCGATCTCACGGCGGGGAACACCACACTGATGAAGCTGCCGCGCCAGTTCTATATCGCTCTGCCGGTATTTGGCTGACTGGTGAAAGTCTCCTTTCAGAATCATGCTGATCCGCAGTTGCCGCGCTTTAGTCCTGACTGCGCCACCGGTACGTCCGATCAGTCTCCCAATAGTCTCGACTGTCATAGTTCCGGCGCACTGGCGGAGTATCATGATTTCCGCCCTTCCCCATCCCCGCCAGCTCACGCCGACATCCTCTGAGACATAAACTCCACAAAACGAACTGCATCTTCAGAAACAACGCCGCATGACTTCAGATAATTCATTGCGTCATTAGGTAGCGGATTAGTTGGTTCGGCATTTGCCAGGGATTGAGATAAACGCGTGATTAATTTGACCATTCTCCGCTGTCGGAGGTTGTATCCTTCGGCTAAAGACAGGTAACTGGAAAGGGTATTGCTTAAGCGAGCGCGAAGCTGATCCGTGCCGTGACATTCAATAGCAACATCACGTAACGCATCGACCAGTTCGCGGTAAATATGCGCTGCCATTCTGCAATCTGTGTCAGATGGCGCTTCATAAATTACCGTCAGCTCCAGTTTTTCAGCCAGGGCGTGTTCTGCTCGTGCTCCTGCGGACGCTTCCCAGCCCTTAAGCAGATAGATAGCATCAGCAGAACGCACCATTGCCAGGCAAATATCCATGTATTCACTCTGACAAAGGCCACCAGGTAACACCGCTGGATTCAGAACGATATGCCCTTCAGCCGTCAGCTCACTCGCCTTCGCATTAAACGCCGCGCGGTTGTAATCTGGATAACCAGTCATCGGACCCGCGATGTAAATTTTCAAAACACGTTTCACCATCAAAATTTCCCCAGCATCGTGACGCAAAACATAAGCACTGCAAAAAGCTCAATACCAAGCTCAAGTAGCGCCAACGCGCCGAAAAACAGCACATAAAACAGGCCGATCTCATTCACAGGTGGCTGGTGGATCGCACTTAAGGCTATAAGCATCATGTCCTCCAAACAGTAAACAGCGACTGATATTAATGTTTTATGTTAGAAAATCAATTTTGAATATCTAACAAAGATGATCAATCATAAAAAAATCGCTGATAAGTAAGAGGCAGCCAACATGCAGAGACAGAGTTATTGGGAGAAACAGAGACAAAAAGCCATGCAAAAACTGGCTGATCCGGAATGGCGGGAAGAGCAAAGGGCAAAACGTCTTCAGCAGGCTCAACGCCAGCAGCAACGCGCAAGGGAAAAAGCCGCATCGCCTGAATATCGTCAAAAGAAACTTGAAAAAGTGAGGCAAAGTGAACAGCGCAGAAGAGAGAGGGCGGCGTCAGCCCTCCCCAAAAAAACGCGCCCGTCACGCGGATTAAAAGGGAGATCACTCACAGCAGAAGAGCGCCGGATACAGGACGCTATAGGCAAACTCCCCTGTATTGCCTGCCATCTTCACGGGAAGCATAGCCCTGTCGTATCTCTCCACCACATATTTGGCAGAACGGCTAAAGATGCCCATAAATACGTTCTCCCTTTGTGTAAATGGCACCACCAGCACGCAGCGCCAGCAGAGATCCGCGAACAATATCCCTGGTTGGTTCCTGTTCATGCTGATGGAAAAATAGGCGGGAAAGCAGATTTTATACGGCACAATGCCGAAGAGATGACGCTCTATCAGACGGTGCAAGAAATGGTGAATTAATTTTCTAACATTTTATGTTGAGTTTGAAATTTACTGATTGTACATTTTGATTAGATTGGTTCACCGCTCGACGCAACGAGACAAATCCTCAAGGATTTCGTATGATTGCCAATGTCATAGTTATGGCAGCGCAATACAGGTGGCTAAAAGCCCCCGTTGACTCACGGTGTTCCAACCTGTATTGCGCCGCCACCAGACCGTGGAACAGTCTGTGACGGCTTCGAAAGCAAGGAGTCACTATGAACAATTACAAACTTTTCCCATCACTCACCGTCTACTCACGCAATAACCTGCGTTCTTTGCTCCCATCAAAACTGGAGGGAGTATCAAAATGACCGTTCGCTACCTGAATTATCAAATCCAGAACATCACTGGCGGTTGCTATGACTGGTTTGTCACTCTCGGAAAAGAAGTGATTACAGGGAAACTGGATGAAGTGAAAGCTAAGGCGTTGGCTTATGCCTGTAAACAATCCATGAAAATGAAAAGAAAAAAATAACAATGGGAACAATCCGCCCCACTCCGCTATAAGGTGGGGCGGCATAATTAATACTGGTTAAAACTCACCTGCACGCTGTTTTTCAAGCACAGATTTAACATTTGGCGCTTTACCCTCAAAAGAATGGAAAGTGCCACATTTTTCTGTCTTCACCTCGCGCAGAGCTTCGCCATCGGCATTCTGCCATTGATGGGATAATGTCATATCACCGCGAGAAGGAACATCAAGCGAGTACAGCGTATAAGTGCCTCCCATCTCTGCATATTCCTGGAACACATAACTCATTACGTCAGATTCAGTTTTACGATGTGCGTTATCGACCTTATTCCCGTTCAGAAATATAGCGTTTGGATAGATTTTTATATCAAACTGACCGCATTTCACTTGCAGATTCCCAGCGTCTGCCAGCAAAGGAAAAGCAGCCAATAAAGCAATAGCTAATTTTTTCAATTTTGCCTCCGCTACGTAACTTATTGCCCGTACTTTTTACACCATTGCTCTGCCATTTGTTTGGCTAAAGGACCAGCCACTGCACTGTATTCTGCTGTTTTACTTTGCACACATGATGCAGATGGTTTTTTATTGCGCTGCTCAGTTAGTTGGCGCTCATAAGCCATCATGCTATCGAACCCGGCAACATCGCTTTGGCGAAGCATTCTCTTTTTAACCAAAAATTGCTGCCCTTCTGGCACCAAGGCAAGCATAAAAAGTGGCTGCAATAGCTCACCTAATCCTTGCTGGCGATACACTTCGAATTGCTGCCATCCCTGACTTAATCTGGCAAGAGTATCTTTAGTTGAATAACCTGTTTTTGTTATAGCTTTATCAGTCAGATACGCTGTATATGCAAAAACGCAAAAGTCAGAATTGCCAACAAACTGAGTGCCAACAGGCCGCAATGGGATGCCCTCCCTCTTGCAAAAGTCCAATATCGCCGCCTGCGAACGATCCCCGCCAGCATTATTCATAACCTGCTTCCCTGCCCTGAATTGTGCGGGTAACGCAGTTGCAGTGGCTGTATTTACAGATACACATCCCAGCATAGCCGCGAGCGCGGCCCCCAAAACCCTTAACTTCACTACACCGTCCTTCATGTAAACAAAATGAAGTTTTATGTTATAAAAACAACAAGCTACATCAACATGATTTAGGCCAAATTTCAGGCAAATAAAAAATCCACAAAAAAGTAGTTGACACTATTCTGGAAATCACAAACTGCACATAATCCATCGCGCTAACGGCTCCCGTTGAAGGTTCTTTTGACGATTAACTTTCAGCCGAAGCGCGGTAGGGAGTCATAACGCCAAAGCAGGCCGCCATGTGCGGCCTTTTTTTGTATCCGTCATCCGTGGAGGAAGGACAATGGAAAAGATCGCAATATTCAGCCTGACCACCAGCAAACCGCAAATGCTCACTGCAATACTGAAAGACGGCGCTCTCGTGATTAACGAAGTAAAACCCCTTCCCGCGTCAGCATTGGAACAAAAGCAAAAAATTCCTCCAGCTATAGCAGCCCTGCGGAAAAGCAAATTTAAGGTGCTGGTAGACGAAATTACGCCAACGATCTCCGCTGGCACCGGAGCAAGCCAGGTAACACTCAAGACACGTCATGCCGACGGCAGAGCTGCGATCATCGTCGGGATGGAAAGATACAGAGAGCTAAAACTCCAGAAGCTATTATCCCTGCCGCAAAATAACAAAGGTGCTTTCGAAATCCCCGACTCCATCGTTGACACCGAATACAACGGTAACGGAGAAGAAGTCTACCGGGTGAACTGGCAGGACATCAGGCCGGAACATATTCTTATGATCCTGTGTTGCTACGCGACCGTATACCACAACGTTGCCAGTGCGGATTACGTGGAACAGATGACAGGTACAGTCGAGAAAGAGCACAAAACAGGCATCCTCGCTTCGTTCCTGTCCATTATTGGGCATGAAAAGGTTAAAGCAGGCAGTCCCCAGCCAAATTCACTGGCTGGGAAAGAAGTTGATGAAGATACAGTGATACTTTGATCACATCAGTAGCTTTGTTAACTCCCGCAATACCAGGTAGAAGAGTAACAAAAACACTGACGTGGACACCTGCTTAGTTAAAGAGGCGCTAATGAATTTATTCAATAAATCAATCAGCTTATTAAAAGTATTCATCTTGTCGAATCCCTTCGATCTGTAGATAACAACCAGCTCACTATCGAGCTGGTCCATGCCTTAAGTTTAATGAAAGTCACTTGTTGACAATCAATAAATTCCAGAACAACGAACTAACTCTGTTCATCCGAATAGTGCTTGCACTTTGCCCTCTCCGTGTGTACTGTGTATACACAGGATACAGGCACGGATGAAGTTATTTTGATTAAGTCATTTCGCCATAAAGGGCTTGAACGATTTTTCAAGACAGGATCAACAGCAGGCATTCAAGCTAAACATGCGATTAAGCTACGCATTCAATTGACTGCTCTTAATGCAGCTAAACGCCCGGACGATATGTCTGCGCCGGGATGGGAATTGCACCCACTAAAGGGGGCAGACCTTAAAGGTCACTGGGCAATATCAGTAAACGGTAACTGGCGACTTACCTTCCGATTTGAAGGCGAAGACGCAATTCTTGTTGACTATCAGGATTATCATTGAGGAACACTATGAGTCGTATGCATAATCCCGCGCATCCTGGCGCGGTTCTTCGTGAGTATCTGGGAGACATATCAGTCACAGATGCAGCTGCCGCATTAGGCATTACTCGCACGGCGCTTTCTCGGATTCTGAACGAGAAAGCAGGGATTTCTGCTGATATGGCGCTTCGTCTGGAATCTGCTCTGGGAACCAGTGCCGAGATGTGGACTGGTATGCAATCCCAGTATGAGCTTTGGGTCGCTTCACAAACCGCTCGCCCAAATATCCGCCCGTTATTTTTCCACGCTTAATTTCACAGCGTCACCCGCCCTGGTGACGCTGCTTTCTCGCATTTCACATCCTCCATAAAGTTTCCCCAGGTTATGACTGAGGAGCTTTGTTATGGGCTATAGCAGACTCGACGATAGGTACATTGAAGACGATATTTTTCGTGCGCTGTTTCACCAGGAAATGATTAAGCGGGTATCGGAGTATCACTCTGATAATTTCCAGTACACGATAAAGATTGATGAAGTATATCGTTCAGACCTTGCAGCCTACAGGGCGTATGGCAATGCAGATTTGCGCTGGGTATTCCGGGTGCTGGTGGGCCATGAGTCAGAAATGGAAGAAATGCCCGCCGGGACCACGTTAACTCTTCCTGATGTCGCATGGCTGAGGAACAAGATCCGTGATTACGCGAGCGCGGAACCGGAGATAGAAAATGCCTGATTTCCTGAAAAACCAGGACGGGCGCTATATCACTGACGGCCTGTCCTCTAAGGACTTCACGCGTTTATTCGAGCTTATCAGGAAAGAACAAACCCGTAAGCGCCGACAAGCTCACCGGACGCTGACGCCAGGTAGACTGAGGAACAAATCCGCCGAAGATATTCTCAAGTTAGGGAAGAAAAAAGGCGGCACGTTCTTCACGCGAGACGACCTGAAAGGTTTCGAAAAGCTACGGAGTAAAACGCGCGAAAAATATGACAGCAAGACGGCTGGCATCACATACGCCCAGCTGGTGGCATCCAGCCAGGCAATCGATATTAAGCGTGCAAATAACGCCGTGGATGACGGATCTGGTATCAAAAGAGCTACACCCGTATCTCTTCGCCACAATGTGATTAATATCCGCGTAGAAGCATCGGATATATCCGTCCACCAGCACCATATCGTCCGTATACGCTTTGAAGAATGGGATCAGATGGTTGATGACATCGCAGAAGACGATAAATCAGCTCTCAAAATCACTAAATCACTGTGCGCCGGGCGAGTGTCTTTCGATTGTGACTGTGGTCGTCATCAATACTGGTATCGTTACATTGCTACTGCGGGTAACTTTGCCCTGGCCCCGCCAAAAGAATACGCCTATCCAAAAGTTCGTAACCCTAAGCTACAAGGCGTCGCCTGTAAACACGTGATCCACTCAATGACGCGGTTACAGTCCGCCAGTTGGCAAATGAGTATTGCTCGTGCGTTACAAAAGGCCGCAACGCAAATTGCATTTGGTGACGATCGGCGCCGTACAACCAAACACTTCTCAAAAGAAGACGAGAAGGAGTTTAATCGCAATCGTAGCAGTAAAACGAACGTTGACGCCGCCAAGCGCGAATGGAGGCTCTATCAGAAGCGCCAGACCGCTTTAAGTACAAAACTGGCAAAGGACAACGGCAAGATCGACAAGCTACGTGACCAACTGACCAGGGCCAGAAAGTTGTCAGACGCACAGAAAAAACGGGCGGAGGCAAAAGAAGCAGCTTTGCAACGAGAGAAACAGAAAAACAAGGAACTTCAGCAACGCCTTGCTGATCAGTTCGCACTGAAGAAGCAGGCGTTTATTGATGCTCTTATCATGACGGGCACGCCACCAGCACAAGCAGAAAAGATGTTTGTGGAATATGTGAAGAACAATGCTAAAACTTAACGTCATCCCCGCCCTTCTGGGCGGGGATGAACTCATTCCAGTTCTTCTGGTTGGAGATTATGACATCTCTCCGCCACGAGCTTCTTCCTCACGCTCTTTCAACCAAGCTAGCACCTCGTCTTCATACCAGCCAATGCGACGCAGCCCGATACGGAATCCTTTGGGGAACTCGCCTCTATTAATCATCTTCGTCAGGGTCCGATCAGACTTGATGCGTAGCAAGGTCTTGACCTCTGATGTCAAAAGAATCTTCCTCATTTTGTATTATCTCTCTATTGCACTCAATACTTTCCACGCTCTGAGCGACGTGTCTCTCTACTCAACTGGTTACTTATGCACAAATTCACTTCGCAACAAGCAATAGTACAACAATCAGCCTAAGACACGAATAATGATATAATAACAATAAAAAAATGCAAATGTAGCATAAAAGATGGCTTTGTGATGAATTGTAACCCAATTCACCATGCGCAAGTGCAAGTGCAACTTGAGCTTGTTCATGTGAAATCACAATCTCCAGACAATGCCCCTCGATACCTGATAAATCGACCTTTGAGGATGCTTATGGGCCGTTTTGACGAATGGTTTTCTGACGATGCAAACCTGGCAAGTAAGGGGTCAGAACATGACAGCACGCAGAGAGAAACGCCAGCGCCGATTGAAGCGAATGCAGGAGGCGCGCCGGAACATGGCAATACCAGTTCGGATTCATTCAGCATTCTGGAAGAGCAACCCGCCGCCAAAGCTGATAGCCATGATAATTTTGCTGATAGCAACGGTGGCCTTACTCCAGATGCTGGCGAATCAGATATAGCCATACTTCCACCTTCCCTGGCAGGCAGAGAACCAACTCCACAGCTAAAAGCGCGCTATAACGGGCATAAAGCCTTTAACGACCAAATCCGCGCAGACTGGATGCTGATTATTGAATCCAGCCCAGACGCGTTTCAGGCTCTCTTATATCGACCAGATGTTGGCACATATGGGGTAGTCAGCGACGAAACAGGAGAAGAGTCATTCACTGAACTGGATAACAACCAGCGCGAACTGACTTACCAGGAACCTGAAATCGTTTATGTGCTGGATAACCCGGACGGGCGTGACTCTTTCCATGCGATTGACGCAGACGGTGAGCAGGATGGCTTAACCGATGATGTTCTGATTCTGCGTATTGCAGCAAATAACGTCCCCGTCGGGTCAATTCTTGAATGGAATGAAGAGATGGTAAACGGCGTAGCCCGCCGCTGGTGGTACGTGCACCGTATTTTTAGCTACGGCACACAGCATGTTGGTTCGCTTTACTACTGCATACCTGCCAGGAATTTTGATACGACTCAAAACGGAGTGATCGAATGACTTCAAATAAAACCCTCCTGGCGCGAACAGGTGAATGGCAAACCTCACGCACAGGGAAATTCCAGACCACGGGCTTTGAAAACGTGGATAACGCGTTTGCTACGCTAATCAGCAATATCTTTTCTGATATCTTACTGGTGGCCCCCGCGCCGGAAGAAAAACGCTTTGCGTCATTCCTGAATCGTCCACCAGCAGAGCGTGTCTATGTGGCCCGTTTCGACAATGCGATCGAGTTTCTTAAAGCAGTTCGTCGCGCAAATGCTGGGCAAGGAAGAAAACCGGAAAACCAGAACATTAATCGCGATGCCTTGCCGTTGATCAACATCTCCCGGTCTATGGATATCAGCTATATCAATGATGATCAGCAGATAGACCGCAGGCAAACTGCCAGTTTTTGCAACCCGGATACTGGAATGCCTTTAGCGACTCTGGAATACACCCAGGCTATCCTGACTTATGACGTTACGTTAATGGCTACTGATAAAGCAACCATGAGTCTGATGTGTAATTCGCTGGGCGCGCGGCTCCGCCTGATGACCGGAACACAATTTGAGGCAAACACTAACCTGGTGCGTGTTCCTGTTCCTCTGATTTGCTCCATTCAGGATGCTAAAGACGTTGGATTTACGGATGTTTCGGCACCAGTGGGAGAAGAGAGGATTTATGCTACTCAGGCACCTGTAAGCGTCATTGCGGATGTAATCACAGCCTGGGAATTGGACGCGAAACGCGTTGTTACTGAAACCTCGCTGGCTATGGGGTAATCAATGTCCCAGGAGTTACAACAATACTTCCTCCAGTCAGTCACAATTAACGATAACAAAGTGCCACGAGACTGGATTTTTACCGCAGTGTACGTGGAAAAGAGCAGCCTTAAAGCGCCGTTATTGAAGCTGGAAATTCATGACATGACAGGCACCATAATTGATGACTGGAAAGCTAAATACGGTGCATCGCTGGTGGCTGAAATGGGCGATCCAAACGGTAATGCAGGCACTTTTAAAACAACTTTTTTTGTTACGTCAGCAATGCTGGCTGGGGATGTAGTTACCGTTATTGCGGTCAGTGAAGACGTGCATCGGTTTAAGATCCCCTCCCCTCGCACCAATCTACACACGAACAAAACGCCGGACACCATATTCAAGGCGTATAGCGGCAATCTTAAAATTTCCAGCAGTGTCTTAAAGCGTGCGGTTACATATCACCTGAACGCAGGCGACAAACCGTCAAAAATGCTCTCGCAGATAGCGCGAGACAAAGGTGCATTATGTTGGGTATGCCGGGGGGAATTTAACTTTTACACCCTGGCTGATCTGATGAAGCAAACGCCATCATTTACCTACGAGGGGAATAACCCTAAAGCAGAATACACTTTGTCCAAAATGCGCCTACTCCAACAGGAACATGCGACAACAGCAAAGAATCAATATCGTTTTGTTGGGTATTCCATGACCGATGGCTACGTCGAATATGGCGATAGCTCACTCCCAGTGCGTTATATATCCGACTCTGATATGGAAACTCTTCGCAATATGCAGCTGTCTCTCGTCCCCAAAATGGATATAGAAGTCGCAGGCAATCCGGATATAAAACCGGGAATGGTAATAGAGATTATCGTATACCGCTATGACCAGGAAAACCGCATTGATGAATCAATGCCCCGCAAGCTGATAGTAAAAAATGTTGCGCACTTTGAAGACCGCGTAGGCTACACAACACGAATGATATTAGGAGTGCCGAACAAATGAAGCGTAGAGCGCAAATTGTTGGAACTGTGCACCCGGCAGGGCTTATGCGTGCTCAGGTCCGTGTTTTACCAGACTGGAATGGCGTTCCTGATGACGATCTACCCTGGGCAGAATACCTGTTACCCATAGGTAACGCGTTTGTACCTACAGTAAAAGGCGACCTGGTATGGGTAGAGTTTCCTTATCTGGATGTTAATGGTCGAATTGATACCAGACGCCCAATGATAGTTGGCGCAGCTCAGGATGCGCCTGGCGGAGTACCAAACGTCGCGCCGGAGGCGTCAGGCAATGGTAGCGGCTGGACGCCACCAGAAGTAGACGGAGCGCCTCCCCGCCCGCAATTTTCGGCGACAAAAGATTTCGTGATTCACCGCAACAATGTGCTCGAAGTGCGAACGGCTGGCGGTGGATATGAAATAGCGAATACGGCAGCAGGCTCAAGGATTGGAATGAATGAATCAGGGCAGATATACATCATTGGTCCGGCTGATGTAGTAGTGAATGCGGGAGGGAGTGTTAACGTCAAATCAGCCGATAACATCAGCGTTAATGGCAAAAACATTACTGTGACAGCCGACGAAAATATTGATTTCAAGGCTGGAGGCACCTTCCAGGCTATCGCAAGCAACTTTGATTTCAAGAAGGGATAGAAAATACATCCAATTATGTTAGATAATTGAATAGAATTTTCTAACATAATTGGTGAAACATGAGATCAGTCGCTTTCAAAAACATCTTCATCTATCGTCTTTCACGTGAAGTTAACTGGAGTGCCGCAGAAGTATCCGATGCTCTTAGCAAATTCGTGTTTACTCCTTGCGGTTCTCAGGACACAGCTAAAGTCGGTTGGACACCTGTTCTTGGTGACAACCTCACCCATGAATACCAGGGTTTTCTGCTAATACAGCATAAGCGAGAAGAAAAAATTCTCCCCTCGCAGGTGCTCAAGGAAGAGTTGCAGAAAAAAGTCCTGAAACTCGAAGAAGAGCAAGCCCGCAAGCTGAAGAAAACGGAAAGAGACAGTCTTAAAGATGAAGTCCTGCATTCACTTTTGCCTCGCGCGTTCACGAGAAAATCACTCGCCAAAATCCTGATCGACCGCAGCAACCATCTGGTATTCGTTGAGGCAAGCAGCGCCAAAAAGGCAGAGGACCAGCTGGCTTTATTGCGAAAGTCGCTCGGCAGCCTGCCTGTCATTCCATTCACACCACGCGAACCGCTGGAGATTACAATGACCGAGTGGTTTAAAAGCGGCTTCCCTGCCGGATTTACAGCAGGTGAAGACGCCACATTAAAGGGTCTGCTCGATAATGGTGGTGCCGTTCGCTGCAACAAAGTTGATCTACAGTCCGACGAGATTATGTCTCACATTGAGGCGGGGAAAGTAGCTACGACCGTTGCAATTAACTGGATGGACCGTGCGTCGTTCAGAGTCAACGATGATATGAGTATCAAAGCCCTGACATTCTGTGATGATCTCTATGACCAGAACGACGATATCGACCGGGAGGATGTAGCACAACGATTTGATGCTGATTTCGTGCTCTTTACGGGCGAATTATCTGCACTGTTTAACGCGCTGGTGGAGGCCATTGGCGGTGAAGCAGAACGATAATAACCGACCGCTTGTTGTGAGTCTTTGTGATTTTACGGGGGCAATGGTTGCCCCCTGGCTGGAATACGGTGTCGATGCCGCTATCGTCGATCCACAGCACTTATCGACCAGTGACGAGCGGATGCAATCAGGTGCCGTTCTGACGCGTATTAGTGCGATCATCGATAGCGATGAAGTATACGCTTTTCTCCGTAAGAATTTGCAGCGCATCGTGTTTCTGGCCGGGTTCCCACCGTGTACTGACCTGGCTGTTTCCGGCGCGCGCTGGTTTTCGGACAAGGCTAATAAAGATCCGGTTTTCCAGTTCAAAGCAATGCAGGTTGTCTGGCAGTGTTATGACATTGCAAAGATGATCGGTTGTCCGTACATGATTGAAAATCCGGTCAGCAAAATATCGACATTCTGGCGTAAGCCAGATCACATCTTTCACCCTTACTTCTTCACTGCATATTGTCAGGAAGATAACTACACCAAAAAAACATGCCTCTGGAGCGGCCAGGGCTTTGTCATGCCTGATGCCCTAATGGACGAATCATTAGGCAAGCCAGATAACAGAATCCATGCCGCGCCACCAGGGCCTGACAGGGCTAATTTTCGAAGTGCTACTCCACATGGATTCGCAAAGGCAGTTTTCGAAGCGAATAAGGGGGTGCTCTATGAGTAAATCTATAGCACGCATAGCCATAGAAAAACAGGATACGATGGCTGAAATTAGCTATATGCGCACCATTCGGACTCCGGATGAATATGAGCGTCCGATATTCAAATGGGTAGGTGGTAAATTCTCAGAATTGCCTACAGTGCTTGAGCATCTACCACACGGTAAGCGGTTAATAGAACCATTCGTTGGTGGCGGTTCCGTATTTACGAATGCAGGATTTCGCCACAACCTGCTTAATGATATTAACGGTGACCTGATTAACTTCTATCAGACATTGCAGCGAGAAGGACATTCGCTCGTCACGCTGTCATATAGTTTTTTCAAAAATTACAACAACGCTGACGCTTACCTCGAAGTGCGTGAGGCATTTAACAGAGGAAAGTATGACCAGCTACATCATGCTGCCGCCTTTTTGTACCTTAATCGGCACTGTTTTAATGGCGTAACGCGGTACAACCAAAATGGCGAGTTCAACGTGGGGTATGGCAAATACAAAGCGCCCTACTTCCCACATGCAGAGATGGAGGCATTTTTGGCTGATGACGTACTCAAAAACACGTCCTTTGTATCAGGTGACTTTGCTGGCGTCATCGAGGCGGCTGGTGAAGGCGATGTGATTTTTTGCGATCCGCCGTATGAACCGCTGCCGGATACAGAAGGGTTTACCAGTTATTCAGGAAATAGCTTCCGTTTCGACGAACAGAAACGGCTGGTATCTCTATTGGTGGAAGCCCACCAGCGCGGCGCTAAGGTAGTGATAACAAATAGTGGTGCGCCAAACATCCGTGAACTATATGAAGGAAACGGGTTTAAAGTACATCATATGGCAGCCAGACGGTCGGTGTCCTGCAAGGCGTCAACACGTGTAGTTGCTAACGATATAATTGCAATAATGAAGTAAAAAACGCCGCAGTAGCGGCGTTTACTTTTTTATGTGGCGAAATACCTATTAACCTAACTTCGCCCAGGTATCACGCAGCCCAACGGTGCGGTTAAATACCGGTTTTTCCGCCGTAGAATGGCGGCTGTCGAGGCAGAAATAACCTTCACGCTCAAACTGGAATGCTTTACCCGCTACCGCTTCTTTCAGCGACGGTTCAGCAAAACCCTGTTTGATCACCAGCGATTCCGGGTTAATCACCGACAGGAAATCATCAGCAGCACCTGGGTTCGGCACGCTGAACAGACGATCGTACAGGCGGATTTCAACCGGCAGCGCATGTGCCGCGCTCACCCAGTGAATAACGCCTTTCACTTTACGACCATCTGCCGGATCTTTGCTTAAGGTGTCGGCGTCATAAGTACAGAAGATGGTGGTGATATTGCCTTCGGCATCTTTCTCCACGCGTTCAGCCTTAATGACGTAAGCATTACGCAGACGCACTTCTTTACCCAGCACCAGACGTTTGTACTGCTTGTTAGCTTCTTCTCGGAAATCGGCGCGGTCGATCCAAATCTCACCGCTAAACGGCACCTGACGGCTACCCATTTCCGGTTTGTTTGGATGGTTCGGCATGGTGACCATTTCGCCTTCTCCCTGATAGTTTTCGATGACCAGTTTCACCGGATCGATAACCGCCATTGCGCGCGGCGCATTTTCGTTGAGATCTTCACGGATGCAGGATTCCAGCGACGCCATCTCAATGGTGTTGTCCTGCTTGGTCACGCCGATGCGTTTGCAGAACTCACGAATAGAAGCCGCAGTGTAACCACGACGACGCAGACCGGAAATGGTCGGCATACGCGGGTCATCCCAGCCTTCAACGTGCTTGTCGGTCACCAGCAGGTTCAGCTTACGCTTGGACATCACAGTGTATTCCAGATTCAGGCGCGAGAATTCGTACTGGCGCGGGTGAACAGGAATGGTGATGTTGTCCAGCACCCAGTCGTACAGGCGACGGTTGTCCTGGAACTCAAGCGTACACAGAGAGTGCGTAATACCTTCCAGCGCATCGCTGATGCAGTGGGTGAAGTCGTACATCGGGTAGATGCACCACTTGTTGCCAGTCTGGTGGTGTTCAGCAAACTTAATGCGGTACAGCACCGGATCGCGCATCACGATAAACGGCGACGCCATGTCGATTTTCGCACGCAGGCAGGCTTTACCTTCTTCAAAACCACCGGCACGCATTTTTTCGAACAGCGCCAGGTTCTCTTCAACGCTGCGATCGCGGTACGGGCTGTTTTTACCCGGCTGCGTCAGGGTGCCGCGGTATTCGCGGATCTGTTCCGGCGTCAGTTCGTCAACATACGCCAGGCCTTTGTTGATCAGTTCAACAGCATAGGCGTGGAGCTGATCAAAATAATCGGAGGAGTAACGGACGTTACCAGACCAGTGAAAACCTAACCATTCAACGTCGTTTTTAATCGACTCGACGTACTCGATATCTTCTTTTACCGGGTTAGTGTCGTCGAAACGCAGGTTGCACTGGCCTTTATAGTCCTGGGCGATCCCGAAGTTCAGGCAGATAGATTTCGCATGACCAATATGCAGATAGCCATTCGGTTCCGGCGGGAAACGGGTATGTACTGTGGTGTGCTTACCACTTGCCAGATCTTCATCGATGATCTGACGAATAAAGTTAGTCGGGCGGGCTTCTGCCTCACTCATTGTGGATTCCTCAAAGCGTAAAAAACGTATAACAGCGTATGATCTTATAAGCCGAATAGGCTGACAACCACTAGTTGATTAGAAATTGCTTTCTATCGTTATTTCAATAATGAGCTTTTTCATCAAGCCCACTTCTGCTCATAAGTAAACCAGTGCTATATGGTACACAATTGGCACCAAAAAGGATGTAAAGGTGCACCAAATCGGTGCTACATTGGTACACCTTTGATTCAAGAATTTTTAAGTTCTAAAACCAACCTGAAAGACATTATTTTGCTTCCTCAGACTCCGCTAACATGAGGATTGCATGCCGAATCAAGTTCAATTTGCTGCGGTTCAGTTTTTTGCTTAAATCATCGAGTACGCCGTACTCATATTCATTAAAGCTCACGCGTATGGATTTAAAGTCGCGCGGCGCATCTTTATCAAGCACCTTCCCCGTTGTAATTTCATCCGGGATTAAATCCGCTTTGCTGGCGAACTCTTCAATTCTTCGCTCAAGTTCCGGATCAGTAGCCTTAGGCGCTTTAGCTGGTTCTCGACGTTTAATCACTTAGCAACTCCTTAACTAACATCTGAATTTCACCTTTCGCCTTACCGTTATCCATCTCAACAACACCCTTTCCTTCAGCCATGCAGTCGCGGTAAACCTTGCGATCGCGAATAATGGTTTTCAGCAATTTCAGTTGCGGATATTCTGCCAGATACTCTTTGGCCTCATTTGCTTCATTCACAACCGGATTTGACGGGGCCATCGTTAAGACTGCGCACGCCTTAATATTGGGATTAGGCATCAGATCCAAAGCCTCTTCAAACACCTCAACAAAGTGTGCCAGCGTGTCCAAATCTGGCTGAGACGGCCTGAATGGAACCAATAGAATATCCGCCGCCGTTATACCTGTGCGCATCTCTTTACTATCACGACCTGCGGTATCAACAACCACGTATTCATATCGATTGTTAAGATCGAGCAGAGTTTCTCGAATATTTCCAAACTTCTGGACGCAATGAATAACTGGTGTCACTTCGGACGAATTACGGTCTGACGCCCATCGAGCTGCCGTTCCCTGCTTATCAGCATCAATCAAGACGACATCTTTGTTTTTTCGGGCCAGCTCGGCACAAATATTGACGCTGGTGGTTGACTTGCCACAGCCTCCCTTTTGACTTGCTACCAGGATAATCATGTCCATACCTCGGCTTTATTTTGGCTCTATTTTTACACTAAAACGGCACCACATTTACACATCAACGGTACAGCAATAGCACCATTCTTAATGCCGGAACTATAACATCAAATCCGATGGATACTGGTACACGTTTTGCGCCTGAATAGCACTAAATTAGCACCAAGTATGCACCAGTACATTAACGACTCCCATTTGGTGTCGCTTTGATGCCATTTTAACACCAAAAAGGAACAAAAAAGGCTGCAATTTGCAGCCTTAAAATAGAGTTTTGACCATCAATCAGGTAGAGAATCAGCAAGATTACGCGCCGACGCGCTTTTGGCAACAACTTGCTCCTTCGCTGGCTCAATGGCGGCAGGGTGCTCCTCAACAGCAGCAGGTAATTCCAGGAAGGATGCCAGCATTTTTCGGATCTGCTCCGGGTTATTGACTTCGGTCAGCAGGGAAGCCAGTAATCCAGGAAGCCTGCTATCGACTTCTCCCAGCGCAAGCCCTGCCAACAATGCAGTTCTTGCCATATCGCTATGTTTTTTTATCTTCTCGCTCGCCGCCTTTTCATTGGCATAAGCCCCTGGGCGAAGATAAATCATCACTTTCTTACGTTCCTGAGACATGGACATACCTCGTTAACCGATTGCTTTCAGGCCATGAACAAGAGCAAGTTGCGGGTCATCCGCCACGAAGAAACGGTCATCGCGAATATTAACTTGCTCGCGAATTGCATCAGCCACCAGCGGTGCGCCGCCACCGATCACCATGACATGCGTATATCCTTTAAAATCGCCAATCACATCAAGAACGCGGGTACGCAGACGGTCAATACTTGCAGCAATGGCCTTTTTCACATCACCAATAGCTGATGGGTCATTGATATTGTCGTTCAGATAATCTTCATCGTGGCGGTTAATAATGAGCTGATCGACATTGTAATTTGACGTTTCGGTATTGGCTCTGGCAAGTGCTTGCCTTACTTCCCTGGTAACCAGAGAGACGCCAAGATTCGAATCGCCAAAAACACGGGAAACTGCCGTCATTTGCCCGGCGACCATTGAAACATCAAGGGTAGTTCCACCCAAATCGACGATAAGAACAGAGTGGGCAGGGGTCAGATTGTCGCACAGGCCAATTCCTGCCGGAATAGACTCCGGGCGTACCGTGACTTTCTTAATCGTGAATACATTGCCTTTATTCAGCGTGACGGGGCGCATAAGGCTGGCTTTCTTGCGCTCGATGTTATCGAGATTGTATTGCGCGTCGTCGTCGTAAAACTCCGCCAGTGGCAGCGTAACCACAATTTCTACTTCCTGCGGCTCAATGCCACTTGTCAGCAGGGCGTGGTGAACAGCCAGGACGTTAAGCGGGCTGTATTGCCATTCAACGTTATTCGTCGGCAGAACATCTGGCGAGATCAAATCATACGAATACTTTTCGTCGTCAATGACATAGTTAAATGTCTTGCCAGCACCAAATGTTGCTGACCATCCGCGCTTAAAGCTGTTAGGGCTGATGTGCGTGCGAGTTTCCCCGTCGTGTTCCCACAGCATTTTGATATTTGTTGAACCATCGTCGATAAAAATGCGCATCTTCTTGCTCCACTTCTGAGACACATTTGAGAATCAAATCATGATTTTAAAAGAGAAGGCATCGAAAATCCACATAATTAGAGATAAATAAGAGTCATAATTGAGGTTGTTTTGAGAATATCTTTAATCGCCTGCTGGGCACTTGGATAGAAGTGAGAACAATTTGAGAACAATTTGAGAACAAAACGGGAATTGTAAATGTTCCGTGATTTCACTCTCTCTTTGAGTGACGAAATAACAAAGTGATGACAATAGGCGAATAACCAGGAGATGAAGAATGAGCGCAATAGCCACCAGCGACACACTTTGTTCCGGTCACGGAGGATTTCCGCCGCGACTGGTAGCTGAAACCGTTCCATGGTTCACCGTCAACGGTAAGCCAGTTGTTGTGGATGGTGCCATGTTTCCCAGCCATACAGATGGCAACAGTGCACATCCCGGATCGGCTGTATCGACACGGGCATGGTATTCAATAGGTGGAAAGGGAGTAGTCTGCGTAGGCGATCCGCTTTCTTGTGGTTCTGTTATCGCTAACGGCGAGGATATTTTTCAGGTCGCATAATGCTTGATTCAATAGGTGAAGTTAAAGCCTTCCAAATTCTGTCTGGTGCTGGTGCCTCCACACCGGAATCAATAACCATAAGCCGGGCGGCTTCTTCAAAAGCCTCGTCACTCGCGAGCGCAATACAGGAAATGGTTCACCCTGATAAAACCTATCCTGATTCAGTGTCGGCCTGGACGACTCAATTGCTTGGATTTTCCGAACAGCTCAATGAGGCCAGCAAGTCTTCTTCATCACTGGCTGACTCTCTTTCCCCATACACCACGCCATCAGAGTTGTTACAGATGAAGATTGGCTGGGAGTGCCACGCAAAAGGTAATGAACTGATCCCCGCGCCAGCGTTCGCCCTGGTAGAGGGGATGGGGAATGTTTCCATACCGCAATCATTAACGGACGCATTGGCGGCGCTGAAACTTGACGATCTGAATACCGCCATGAACGCCATAAACGCAAAAATTGAAGCTGCCGGGAGTGCCGGTGGTGATAGTGATGGTGGACAGGCTGGTGGAGGGGCAACACAGGCTCCGGACATTACTCAGGATGAAATTGATGCTTTACGGGAAGCAGTGACAGCCGCCGAAGTTTTACTCTCCGAAATTAACTCAGCAAGTGAGGGTGTCGTAGCCCTTACAGGTCGCATTAAAACGTCAACCACTCAGGCAACCAAAGGTTTAGAGAACGCTGTCGCCATCACGTTAACTGGTTCTCTACTGGATGATGCAGTAATGAGTCCGGCAATCAGTTTAATCATGCCACAAGGCGTTATCGATGCGCTCCAAAAGAACACCAAAAAGGAACCATAGAAACACCACTTAGGCACACAAAAGGATGTAAATTGGTACATGTTTAACACCAAAAATGAACCTGGAGAGGATGGTTTTGAAAAAGATAATTTTGATTGTAATTGCGCTTTTAGCCATTTCTGGAATTTACCGAACAACGACGGCAGTTATCGAACACATCAGGTATGTCCGATCGCTTGAAGACTCAAAATCACAACTGGAAAGCACGAACAACACGCTTTCTACCGCATTACAGTTAAGTGAGAACGCTCGCTCAGCCATGCTGACCGAAAACGAAAGAATTAAAGCACTGGAAAAGGAGTACCAGCGCAAAACAGCAGAACTGAATGCCAACCTAATCAAACAACGAGAGGAAAGCCAGAATGAAATCACTCGTCTTGAAACTGCGTTACGCCGTGCTGGGATTAACGATGTGCGTGTGCCTGATGACGTTATCAGGATGCAGCGGGAACGGGCAAAAGCCATCAACCAGCGTGCCAGTGAAAATTACCGTAGAAGCCACCAGCAAGCCGCAGGCAAATCTGATTGATTATTCCCCTTGTCTGGTGCCAGAGGACACGCCAGTGCTGTTAAACAAGTATCCAACATACACTGAACAGTTATTCAGCACGATCGATGAATGCAACCAACGAAACGCACTGAATAACCAAAGGAATAGGGAGATTTGGGAAGGGAAGGGTAATCACGGCTCCTGAAGCCAGATATCCTGGCTGTCAGCTTCTTCGAAACCGTGACAGACGTTAAAGTCACTCAAGCGATACTGACGCTGACGGCCTCTATTTCGCTCATGCCAATGCATATATCCACCAGCAAATGCCAGCGGGCAATCGCTATAGTCTATGTAGCCAATGCCATTCCCCAAACGCGCTTCGCGCGCCCCGGCTTTCCAGGACAGCAGAAAAGAGTCACGATCTGCCAGCATGACAACAAAATCATCCGGATCGCCTATGCAGTGAAGAATCCCGGCTTTGCACAACTGTTTTAGTGCTTTCGACTGTCCCAGAATGTCTTCACCGTAATACTGAAAACAATCATCAACAACAGCGGGATAGCCAGCAGGGGGATTCAGGCTGGTTGGTATAGCTGACGCGATCGCCAGCATTAAGCGATATTGTGTTTTTGATGGATTCGCGTGACTCATTTTGCCCCCCCCTGTTTACTCATTGTCGCCATGCGTTTTTTAACTCTGGAATATCTGCCATTTCAATTAACTTTCGCAGTCCAGCACTGACTTTCCCGTTGCCAATCACAGCAAGCCAATCTCTTACTGCTTTCGGCATGTAGAGCGTTGCTGTTACCGGCTCTTCAACCCTGGCAGGACATCCGCATACAGGCCATTTAATTGATTCCATAACTTCGGAGGCCGGGGTGAGGGCGGGGACATTGAGTATATCTCTACCAGAAAACTGGATAACGATCCGTTCAGCGAGCGAGAGTATCTCACTTTCGGCAAGAATTGATGCCAGTTGCGCCTCAACAAGAAAGCGGCTCGTTGTGTTCAGGGAGTGGCTTTTCGCGCCATTTTTATACGAAACAAAGATCCGATACGCCATAACCGTAATGATTTGTGTTAGAAAATTAAAATTAAACCACATAACAACACGTGTGTTAACAGATTTTATTTTACTAATGCTATTGACTAAATCACAAAGTTGGTATTGTTAGCGCGTCAAAAGAACCTTCACGCCGCGCCCGAATTTAGGGCTTAACCGTGAATAAAAACATTCAGCCAGCTCGTGATCGCGAGCGCGAGATTATGAATCGGGCGGCAAGCGTCATGGCTATGACCGTCGATCCGACCACCGATGCTGCGGGCAATATGATTGCTGATCAGGCAGCGATGATGGAGAACCTGGATAAAGCTATCCAGAAGGAGGCTATGTTTGAAGGCGTAAATCCAGAGGTTGCACGTCAGATCGCTGGTGGGTGGGCTATGTCTCTGCATGAGTACAAGCGCCAGCATGGTCACTACCCGGCAAGCGATATCCTGGCAAACGCACACATGGCACTTGAACGCCTGATGACTGAATGTGCCAGCGATACACACGTAGGCACTGGCAAGGCAATGTTTGAGTCTGTCGCGCAATCAATGCGTAGCTCTGACGGCGTAATGAAAGTTGCTCAATATGCTGCACTAATTCTGCCTGCCTCTCTGGGTGCTGCTACCAGTGATGCCTGTACTTTTGTTCCTTGTGATCGTGATGAGTCAAATATTTATGAACTGGTCAACGTAGCAGGCACAAAATTCGGCACCTTCGAGCAAGGTGACGAACTGAATATGCAATCCGCTGGTGTTTATTCTCAAATGAAGCGCCTGTATACCCTTTCCACGAAAGGGGACGGCAGCACCAAAACTTTCCAGTTCGACATCCAAAATTTTGAGGGGCAGTCCTGCCCGCTGCGTGCTGGTTATAACAAGCTGCTTATCAACCGCAAACCGTCCAAGGTTGACGACGGCGATGGCAACCTTTATTTCAATGATAAAGACTGCAAAGGCAATGCATTCTCAGCTACCGCAAAAGTCGCTTATGACACTGGTGTCATCGACATTACCTTCACTCAAGCGCCAGCAGAAGGGACTGAAATTGCGGTTCAGGTCGAAATTAACATCGAGCGCAATCCAAGCCTGATTCCGGTAATCAACCAGGCTATGCGTAAGTATGAAGTTCGACCGTCTCAGTACGTAATTGCTTCCGAACACACCGTAATGTCCGCTTCCGATTTAAGCCGTGAACACGGCCTTGAATTGGCGGCACTTCAGTTCTCCGCAATGCGGAACTGGATCTCCCATGAAACCGACATCATGCGTCTGCGCACCCTGGTATTCCATACCGTTTATGGTCGTGAATTTGATGTGGCTCTGCCTGAAGCTCAAAACTATGAGTCCTGGGTCGGCCTCCTGCGCCACGCAGTAAACGCCCTGTCTCAGGAAATGGCAAACCGCACCCTGACCACAGGTATTCGCGGTGGCTTCGCAGGTGGTGACGCAGCTAACTTCCTGCGTTCTTTGCCTCCACAGCACTTCCAAATCGCGCCGGGCTACGTTCAGTCACCGTATGTGCAGTACATCGGCACCCTGTTTGGCACGATTCGTATTTACGAAGTGCCGCAGCCTGTGTGTGAGCAATTCAAGGCTCAGGGATATGACTTAGGTCTGGATGACATTTATTTCTATGGTCGCGGTGAAGGCATCGGTAAAGCCGGGCTGATCGCTGGTGATGCGGTCCCAGCAATCCCGTATGTGCACGAAACCAATCCATCTCTCGTTAACCGCACCACTCTCTGGGGTAGTGCTATCAACGAAGTCCACCCGCGCAACGGTGAGAATTATTTCGCCCGCCTGCGTCTGACTCGTGCCAAAGAAGGTGCTATCGACATGCTGACAGGCAAGGTTAACGAAAAAAAGTGATGGTGGCGAACGTGTCGGTATCACCAACGTCACTTGACGTAGATGAAGGTGAAACTATCGCCGCGAACACTTCAAAGGCACAGAAAAAAACAAAGCAGAAGTAAGGCAAAAACACGCCCCTGATTAAGGGGCGTTCAGGAGAAAAAATGGCAAACATTCAAGTAACTATCACGCCATCTGACGCAACAGACAAATCTTTCACTGTTGAGTCAGATCACCCTGAAATTGTCCGGGTTGATGGCACTACATGTACCGCTCTTAAGGCCGGGCAGGCAGTGCTGACAATCAAAACAAATGACGGCAATAAAACCGCACAGTGCACAGTCACTGTTAGGGAGGCATCTAAAAGCGTAAGCGCCGTCAGTGTTGAACCAACTACGAAAGAAGTAACCGTAGGCGACAACTTCACGGTAAGCGAATCCTGATCAGAGGCTGCCCATTAACCGTGGGTAGCCTTGCCTCGTTCTCTCGCTTTAGAGGATAAGAACCAGCATGAATAAGATTAGTTTTTCGGTAGGGCAGGCAGCTGGCGTTGCTGTAATGTCAGTAAATGCTGACGCTACCCTCACCAATACCAGCGGTGGCGCATCCGTCTTTGCTGGGCTTGTAATATCGCGTCGTGGCGCACCGGGTAAGGTACTGAAAGTTGACGATACGACTTATCAAAGCGTATTAGGTTCACCGATTCACCCTCGCCAGGGCGCGGCATTTGAACCATATCGCCACGTGGAGCGCGCAGTAAAAGGCGGCTCCGGATATGTCGTTCGAGTTTGCGCTAAAGACATGAAGGTGCCGGGTATTTCTGTTTCCGTTGTGGGCAAAGCAAAAGCGGCAAAGGCGAGCAAAGAACTTTCCGTTGAACCTACTGAAACCACAGTAAACCCAGGTGACACATTAAGCGTTGGTGTTGCTTCAACTGCAACGACTCAATCAGTGACCTTCACACCCAAAGAGACGCCCCAGATTAAAGGTGAAGAGAAGGCATTATTCTTCATCAAAGATGGTGATGCATCTCAAAATCGCACGTTATCACTAACTCGCGATGATGAAGAAAGCGAACTCTTTACGCTGACGCTGAAAGAAAAACAAACCGATGGGTCCATTGAGGTGCTGGAAAGCCACCAGGTGTCTTTCAATCCAGAAGGCACTAACGACATGGGCCAGCCAGCATGGATTCCGACACTGCTTGAAAGCCAGTCCACTCGAATTGGTGCCGTACTGGCAGATAATGCAGAAGCATCCGCTGCTCAACTCATTTTTGAGGATGTAGCTTTTGAAGGTGGTACTGATGGAAATCTGTCCGAAATTAACGCTGCAGACTATCTGGAAGCATTAAAGGTTCTCGAAGCTTCAGAGGTTAATTACACCGCATTGCTGTCATTGGGTTGTTATGACGCATCCGCCTTAGCCGCAATCAAAAAGCTGGCTGAAGATGTTCGCGTAGACATGTTCTATGACCTGAAGGGCAACCAGACACCTGAAAACGCTATTTCAGAAGCGAAAAGCCATAGTTTTGGCGGCTCACATCAACCAAGCCGTTACTACTTCCCGCTCTCCTGCCGAGATACTTTCACTGGAATGAATGTCGTCTATGGCATTAGCTGCGACGCATTCGTAGCGAAGGCAAAAGGAGTGGCGCTGGTACCGGATGTTGGTGGTTGGCATTACGCACCGGCAGGTATATCACGCGCGATTATTGATCGACAGAACATTGCCCGAATTCCAAATATCGGTGCAGTTGATCGTGAAGCGTTCGTTCTTGCGCGCATTAATCCAGTTTCAGTTGCTGCTGACGGGTCCGTTTACATTGACGACTCTTTAACAACTTACAGCAAAAACAACTATCTGCGATTCCAGCATGTGTCTTCCTTGATGAACGCCATCGCCAGAGATTTCTATGAAGTAGCTCAGGCGATTAAGCACGAACCGGATGGCATTACCAAAGAAACGCTAATGAAAGCAATGACTGAATTGCTTGACCGTTACGTTGCAGCCGGTGCGCTGGTTACTCCACGTGACAAGTCCCAGGGTGAAGATCCATATGTTGTTCAGGTTGTCCAAAAGGACATCGATCTGTGGGAGGTGTCCTGGTCTGTTTGTCCGACCGGTACAGCTCGCCGAATCGTCGGTAAGCCAATTCTGATGCGCTGATTTATAACCCCCGCTAAATGATGCGGGGGAGAGAGGTTTGAATATGAAAAATTATACTGCTGATCCTTTTATGCGTGCGATTTTCGGTTCTGGCTGCTTTGAAAGCGGTGATAAATCCACGCAGGACAATAATGATAACGCCATGCTGGAAAGCGCAGGACAGAAAGGAAAGGACACTCAACCAAAGCCCAAAGACGACATTGAAACCGCGATGATGGAAGCAGTTGAATCCCGAGCACAAGGTGATATGCGCAGCCTGGCAGCTTCCATGCTTGCTGGTTGGGTTGAAGATGGTGATCCGGAGGCTGACTCATTTGATGCATTAGCAATCACTATGGCTGGCCTGGCTGATATCGATGAAGACACCGATTTCACCGATGAGCAAATCGATGCTTATAACGATGCTCTCGCAGCTCTTGCTGATGCAGCTGTTGCGCTTGGCGCTGATCAGGACGATGTAACCGAAATGATCGACGATGAAGATGACTCAGCTGCCGAACGTGTTTATGACGCTCTTTCCGAAAGCGACACCGACATGATGGAAACAGCTATTGCCATTTACACCGTTGCTGGTGGTGATAGCGCAATGCTGGAAGCGGTACGTAAAAAAGTGGTTCGTGATGGCAAGGTTACCATCATCCGTAAACGCCCGCGTCCTCGCCGCATGACGTCATTGCAAAAACAGGCGCTGAAAAAAGCACGCCGCAAAGCACATACATCCGTAGCGAATATCAACCGCAAAAAATCAATGCGCATTCGCAAAAAACGCGGTTTGTAAGTGACATAGGCCGCCTGCAAAGGTGGCCTCTACCTGGGAGAAATAGCGTTTGATTTGCGGCGCGATAATGCCTGACGGAATAAGTCCGTTAATGAAGGTTTATATCCTCTCTTCAGAGGATATGGTCGTCGGTTATATCGGTGAAGGATCTACCGCAGAACTGTCATCAATGTGGCAATCACCATTTGAAAACCAGTCAGTAGGAGGTTTGCTTGGTGGTATTAGCGCTGCGGCTGGCTCTCTTGCAGATACGCTTCAGACCGCAACCGGCGTAACAACAAAAACCCTCTTCAACTCAATGCTTGTTTGGGAAGGTCAGCAACCGCCTGAATTTAATCTGGTAATTGATTTCATGGCGACAACGAACGCGCAACTTGAAGTGAACGCAGCCATTACAGCATTGCTAAAGATGGAATCGCCGGAACTGAACAATGTAGCGCCATTCGGTCGTCGCCCGGAGACAGTAACGTTAAACATAGGTAGGAACATAGCCCTTACCGACGTTGTTATCAAAAGCGTGAGTTACCAACTGGACGCCCCGCGCACACCGGAAGGCTATTTCACTCATAACACGGTAACCCTGCAATGCAGCGGTAACACATCGATCAACCGTAGCAATATCTCATCTGTTTTTGTGTAGGAGTATTTATGTCCGGTTTTGCAAATACAAAAGCCGATATGGCCTTTCTAAAATCCCGGTTTAATAAAAACCTGGCTGCAGGCGAAAAACTTATTGGTTCTGAATATTGGATGACCATTAAGGGTTACGAACATCTGTCTGTACTAGTTCGTACAGCTCAGTTACCAGAAATGACACGTGAAGATGTGGAGGATTACGCCCCCGGTGGCATGAAATTCAACCAGCACGGACCATTACGCAACTCTGGTGAATTTCAGGTCACATGCGCGGAAACTATCGAAGGCGCAGTTCTCGCCGCTGTAAAACAGATGGTATACGGAAAAGAATATCTGGAAATTACCTTACAGGCGGCGGCTGAATCGAATAGCGGTAACCATAAAGGTCTGATCCGCACATATTCTCATTGCAAAGTGTATTCCGACGCCGTGGACTTCTCATCCGAAGACGTAACGGCGGTCGTTAAACCTTCCCTGCGCATTGTTTACAACTGGGCGGAATAATCCCTATCCCGCCCTTGTGGCGGGAACATCCTTGTTATTGAGTTGTAGGCAACAATGACACCAATTGAATTATTAGAAAGCGTTAAAGAGCGATTTAATCCGCTGCTTGTGCGTGAAGAAGAAACGTTGAAAGCATTCCTGATCAAAGCTCTGACCACGTATCAGGACAGGGCAGGGGTAGTGAAAACGTTAAAACTTGAAAAAGCTGGTGGTACTGCAATCCCGTTGCCAGAAGATTATCTCTCTCTGGTTCATGTTACCGACAACAACGGCTTGTTGGTCTATTCGGATGAATTATCCGGATTTATTGAATTAGAGCTAACAGGTTCAGAACGCTGGCCTTTTCGAATGCTGTATCTGGTTAATCTACGCGACAGAGAGCTGGATGAATGGCAAGTGCCTCCTGCAATCATTGGAATGCTGGAGGAATATCTGGAGGCGCTTATCAATGTAAGAAATGTCGCCCGGCAGCGTAGAGCGTCCATCGACGGGAAATTTGACTACTCCGATCTGCCCGATGAAGCCACGCTATATGCCCGCGTGCAGGAGATTGAGGAAAAAATGTCCTCAAACCGGGCCATTATTCCGGGGGCTACCATTTTTTAACGCTGGAGGCGCAGAGTGAGTATTTTCAGCAGCGTTGGTAGAACGTTGACCACCGCATTGTCATTTAACACGAAATCATTCACCAGCAACCTCATTAGCGACATTCTTGATAAAGCCATATCAGGCGGCGGGGTAAGCGGGAATTACAGTAGCGATATTGCCTACGGGAAAAATATTGTTGCTGCCGCTATGCGTATCCGTTACGCCCAGGGGTGGCAGTGGACCGTTGAAGTGGATGGCCTGAACGGCTTCGATATGTTCGTGAAGGATATCACCTACAGCAGTGGAAACATTGAGACAGAAAGCAAGGTGATCGGCAGCGTAGAATTCAGCAAGCCAACCTATGTTAGCGCCGGACCGGTCACTATGACCGTGAGGGATACCGAAGATGGCAAGATCATGGACTGGTTCAAAGAGCGTCGTTCTCGTGTAACAAATCCTGATGGAACAATAAACCTTCCTCCTGAATATCTGATGAAAATCCGTGTCTACCGGGTGACTCAGGACGGCGGAAAAGAACTGGAAGAAGAAATGCGCGTATTTCCTACGCAACTTGGGGAAATCACACGCTCACGTGATCAGGTGTCAGAGTTCTTGTCATACCCAATCACTTTCCAGAAATACACATCCGCAGGCTCAGGTGTTTCTGCTTTGGTCAACGGTGCCGCTGGCATGGCTACAAGTGCGTTAAAGGGGGCTGTGAGTGGAGTGATCAAATTCTGAATAGCTTTAATTATGTGTGCTGGAGGGTTGCTCATTTCCCGTCAGCACCCACGCCCTCAACGATAGCGGGTAGGGAAGGTAGCGCAATTTTGAGGGCATTTTTTACATCATCAATTCATCTGTAATGAAGGCATTCTTTACACATTTCAATAATATCAATCAGTTAACACAGTGAATGATAATAAAAAAGCGCAATAAGAATGCACGATACGCACGATATTGGTTGAGGGCGATTTTTACATAGTCCTTACATATCAATACGTTATATAAAAACACAACTTGCTAATAACAAGATACATGCAATTAAGATGTAAAAATTGCCCTCAATTGCCGATCGTTAAGGGCAAATTCTACACCTTGAGAGGGGTGTAAAAATTGCCCTTAAGACTGCTGATAGGTAAATTTTATCCTGGTAACTTTGCCGCCTTCCGTCACCTCTGAGAAGACTATTTTCATTTTTGTATTTTTTTCAATCTCTGCTACAGCCTTCGTTAAAAAACTTCTCTTAAATTCGGCATACCGCTGATAGCTTTTTGGTAACCCATAACGCTCCCGCATCCATTCGACGCCAAGTATGGCAAAGCCGCTTCCATCATCCTTCCTGTACTGGCATAAGGACTCATAAAGCCGCATAGAATAAGGATTTGTAAGGCGAGATACTTCGGTAAAATTCAGCCTTGTGAATCTCTTATCAAGCAGAGTAAAAAACGGCATGAGATATGGATTAAGATGAATAATGTAAGTCCCGCGCCGTGGTGAATAGGCATCCTTAATCATCCAAGGATAAGACTCATAACTGTCTTCTGATTCGGTCGATTCATCAGGGTTATATATCGTAACTTTCTTCTCGCTAAGCCCTGAAATGGCCTTACGAATATCCTTGCTGGCTTCAGCAGAGGGCAAATTATACATCTCTGCATATTCGTTGACCGTCAACTCACAGGCACCTGAACCAAGAACGCCATCCTTAGAAGCATAGCGAAGTCTTCCCACCACAATAAACAACAGTCGCTTTTGGTCGCGAGTCAGGTGATAAGCAGCCTCCGTGATCTCATTGGCTTGTGCCAAACTACGACTAATAGGTGTCGCTGACTCAATCAGGCTGACGGCTTTTGCTGTTAATTCCGCTCTGTTCATAACCCTGTGTGATCCTTCAAATGGTGAGGGCAATTTTTACATCACTTTGAGGGCAATTACTACACCTTTTGAGGGCAAATCTTACACCTTTTGAGGGCAAATCTTACACCGATCGTATTTAATTGAGGGCAAATCTTACACCAGCCTCCTCTACAGCCCGCGCCACTACTGGCTCCAGCGACGCCTAAAAAGGATCTAAAAAGGATTAAAAATGGAAAAAGGTTTATAAAAATACTCTGTGGATATGTGAGTAGCGTCACTTAAGGTGTAAAAATCACCCTCAATAATCGCTTCTCGACCGGCAAAGATCTTCATTCAATCCCCATCGCAAATCACACACTCCCTATCCTCTGGAAAATGAACAGATACCTGCTTTTCGGAGGAATAATTGAACATTCCAAAATTCCCATTGCCTTCCCGTCCTGAGACAGAAATTCAGTTCCACGCACCTACCGTGAAGGATGCGCTGAAATATTCTGACCTGAACCCGGCAGAAGATGAGGCTACTACTACAGAGTACCTTAACTCTATGCAGGATGGTGAAATTAACGACAGTGCTAACTGGACAGTTCAGGATCGCAGAACTGCTCTTTGGTGGATATTTGTTAATTCGCGCCCCGATGCAGTAATGACCTACTCCTATGAGTGCAGTCACTGCGGTAATACGCATCATGCAGATATTAACCTGAGCGACCTGGCCCAAACAGTAGAAATACTCACTGTACCTCCTTACGTGAAAACCAACGTACCAGTAAATGGAGTACCAACTGACTGGATACTTAAACCATTAACCGGGAAAGGCGCGGAACTCCTTGAACGAATGCGAGCGTCACTTCCTGATATGAAAAGCCCCGAATACAGTGCTGGCGTGGCACGGATGCGAATTGCTGAACTCGCTTTATGCACGGCGCTTGAAGACGATCCGGAGGACTTCACGCAGGCCGCTAACCGACGCTTTGACATCATTGAAAGCATGGCGCTTGAAACCGAATTTACTCCGCTTGTGGCTCGCATACAGCTTATGCAAAAAGACCTACGCCACGGCCTGAAAATGTCTATTGAGAGAGGCACAAGCCGACTGATCCTGCCTCCGCAACATTGCAAAAACGCTAAGGAGGGTGCAGATGTGACAACCACACTGTACGTCCCCTTTCTCAATAGAGAGTTTATCCCATCAATTAGATCTGAATGGATGGCTAACCATTATTAACAACCTGACTCTATATGGATATCAGCCCGTTAGCGACGTTGAACAATTACCGCAATGGCGAGCACTCCATATGTCAAAAGCCCTGGAAGAAAAATACAAAGCTCAAGCCGGGAAACGTTGATCGCGCTGGCAAAAGAGAGGTTATTTTGAAAGAGAATAAAGACCGTATCGCAATAATTGACGCTATACAGGGGGCGAGCACAAACGAACTTAAGGCTCTTGCTGAGATCAAAAACGCCATTCTCTCTGATAGAGGGTCTATAACTCAACTTGGTGAAAATCAAGGTAAAGTAAGTCAAAGACTATCCCGTAGACGCATAGCAAGCGAACCCTATGTCTCTGGTGATGCCAAGAATACCCAAGCTAACCCATATATAAAACGCCTTCCGATGAAAAAAGGGAGGACGCAGGTCAACAACGGAGAAGAACGTCTCATTGTTGCAACCAACACATCAGAGCGCGTTCATTTTGCGTCATCACGCCAGTCCGCCCAAAAGTTGAAAGGTTCTGTGCCAGTAGCCGCTAATTCTGCTCCTCTTGAACCACAATCCCCCCAAAGCCAAAAAGGACCGCTTCGGGATAGTAATGGACGCTTTGTATCCCAGAAAAACAACGAAGATATAGCCAGAAAAAAAGAATGGCAGAACGCACGTAAGGCCGACGCCAAACTACAAGAAGGCTTCCTCCGGAAATTAGGCTCCATTATAGGGGTAGATGGCAATCAGTCTTCCAGTGAAGAGTCTTTAACAGATGCCGCAGGTGTCGGCGCTGGTGGTCCGTTGTGGATGGCTGCTCGCGGCATGTACGACATTACTAAAGAGATCACAGGTAAAGCAGAATCTCTTAAAGAATGGGTAGAAAAGGGGAAAGGTGAGGCTTTATCTTCGAAAGCGACATCACCAGCTATCACTTATCCGGCGGTGGTGAATACTCAAAAAGCAACCTCTGCAACAGCATTTAATAATGCTGTTGAGACAAAATCAGCACAAGCAGTAGAAGAGCAAACAAAAATTCTTCAGACCAATGACAACAAAATAATTGATGGTCTGGAAAATGTCTCCGACGAAGTAGTTAAGCTACGCAAATCAGTATCTTCTGGGAATAAGTTCGGCTTAAGTGATCTCTGGAGAAATCGAGCAAGCAGAAGAAATAAAATCAATATTGGCGATCAGGCTGGTAAAAATAAACGGAACAAACCGAAAAGGAAAGGTCGCAATCTGGGGAAAAAAGCCCTTTCTGTTGGTGAAAAAGCCGCTGCCGGAACCGCTGCTGCTGGAGCTGGTGCCGGAGCTGCAAAGACTGTTAAAACAAAGGTTAGTAAAGCCAAAGACATCAGCACCACAAGCGACGCATCTAAGGGTATTGCTAAAGAAACAAAAAACACAGCAAAGGCAGTTAAGCCAGCAGGTGTTGTTGCCGAAGAGGCCACAATTAAAACAGGTGAAACTGTTGCAAAGAAAAAAACCGAATCCGTAGCCCTCAAAAGTGCTGCAAAAATAGGTGTTAAATCAGCTGCTTCTACAGCTGCAAGAGCTATCCCGATCATCGGATCGCTGGCTATGGCGGGATATGACGCTATAGATGGTTACACTGATACAGATGCGCAAAAGGCAGCCTTTGGATTAAGTGACGATGATGCTGTATCCGAACAGCAAAAAACGGCTTACGCAACAGCTAATGTGCTCGATATGGGGGGCTTGGTGTCGGGCGCAACGAACTTGATAGGGAAAGGAATTTCTGCGCTAGGATTTGAAAGAGCAGGTGAAAAACTTCAGAATTTTGATACCGGAGATATTGCTCGTGGTGTTAACGGCGCGGTAGATATCACCAAATCTGTTTTTGGTAACCTTAAGGATACATTTTTATCCACTGACGAAAACACGAAACAAGTAAAAAAAGCTGTTGAAGACGGCACAAAAAAAACTGTCGATGCGATTCATTCTCTTGGTGAACAATTACAAGGTGGGCGTAATGGCGAGGATGGAGTTGGTGAGCACGGGTATACTTCTCCAACAGAATTTAGTGCACCTGCCAACAACACCATTGCAGCGGATCTGAATATTGGCGGCAGCAACGCTAAAAACCGCAATTACCGAAATAATAATCTCGGCAATCTTGTTTTTGCCAACCAGGAAGGGGCGACGCTGGAATCGCCAAATGCAAAAGGTGAACAACGTTTTGCGCGATTTAACACACCTGAAGAAGGGATCAGGGCGTTGGCAAACCAAGTGTCAAGCTATTACAACGGCACCAGTGCCGCAGCAGGACATCAGAAGTTACAGACGGTATCAAGCATCATTTCCAAATGGGCGCCGCCAAATGAGAACAATACCAATCAATATATTGATAACGTCAGTAAATATCTTGGCGTCTCGCCTAATGAAAAAATAGACGTCAGCAACCCAGAGGTTATGACGCAATTAGTTCGTGCAATAGCGACGAAAGAAGGTGGAAACCCGGCGGTTAACAATGAGTTCATAAAGAATGCTCTTGGGGCATTCAACGCAAATACTGGTCGTTGGGAAGGGCGGTTCTCCGATGAAACATTGGCGCGGCTTAATAAAATTCAGCAAGAGAATGGTGGTCAACTAATTGCTCGTGATTCGCAATATAGCGTTGGTCGCAAGGTGAAATATGCTGATGGTACATCTCCAGCACAACCTGTATTGAATGCAGTTCCAACAGCAACACCTAAGCCAATTGAAGTTGCACAACATGCCCAGGCCGCCAAAAAGCCACAAAAAACAGGTAACCAACCACAACCGATTAATCCAGAGAACGCTGATGTTAATACCGGCTTTCCATCGAGTTTGCTTGAGCGGTTAATCACAATAAATGAAAGCGGAATCAGTGGTGCAAGTAATTTATTTGGCGGCGCGGCTACCAGCCTTGCTGGAACAAGTCTGGACCTGGGAAAGGATTTTGCGTTAGCTACTTCGTTTGGTTCTATATCTTCGCTTTCCGAAAAAGCGAAAGGAATGGATCAGGCTCTTACTGAAAAGATATCCGGCTTAACCGGTAAATCTTTTGGATTTAAAAAAGCTTCTCAAGTGGCTGATATCGCAACAGCCATACAACAAAAACGCACTGTTAATCACGATACAGAAATCATTGATCTACTTCCGGGAGATCAAGTATCCCCTTCTACTCCGAAAACTCCACAGCAGGAGCAGGCTCTGGCAATCAGCCAGGCTATGGAGGGCTTTTCGTCTGCAGCGCCAGCACCGAAAACTCCACAGCAGGAGCAGGCTCTAGCAATCAACCAGGCTATGGCGGGAGCTGCGCCAGTAGTTACCTCTGGAAAACGAACTATCACGGCACCAAGTGATGTGCAGATTTATGACAACGGCTACAAGGTGGTTACAGGTGAGGATAAGAGCTTCTTTGGTTCGCTATTTGATTCCACGGTGTCAGGGCTTAAACAGACAGGAACCGCAGTAATTCCTGCCGTTGGCGATAACCTTTCACGACTTGTTGGGGGGATTGATAGTACAGGGATATTGAACGATCTTGTAATGCAGTCTACTGGACAGAATAGTGCGATTGCGCGAGCTATTAGCCCATTAACAAGAAATGTTGGAGACTGGCTGAATGGGGGGATTCAACAAACCGCTAATAGCATTAGGGGAATAGCAACTGGTGCCAATAACGCCATATTTGGCTCTGCTTCAGCTGTGCAAGAACCTTTTCTTGCTATGCCACCACAGCTTCCTACTGTAACAGATCTCGCACGAAGCGGAATAAGACAACCATTAACTACTGACACTATAAATAACGATCCTGCTATGTTGAAGGCGCTGGATAACATCTGCTCTATCCTGAACGATCTTCTGAATGTGAACAAGAACAATACAAAAGGCGATCCGGATAAGGTTGTCAAAACATCGCAGCCGCAACCGCGACCACGTGCTAGCACAACTATTAATGACCCGTCGCTGGATGCTCTGCTTGAGGATTAATACAGATGCTTTATGAAATAGACGCAAGACTTCAAACGAATGAGAGCGGTGTCATTATTGCAGAAGGAAGTACCGCAGCATGGATGGCCCGACTTGACGAGTGGTTACGAACCCCTGAAGGGAGTGTTTATGGTTTACCCTCTTGGGGGAATCCAATGGAAGAATTTAAGCATGAACCATTCGGCTCTGAAACTTCGCACATAGTTGAAGTGGCTATTGAAGGGAGAATGATGAAAAAACTACGGCAAGACTTGCCAGGTTTGGATGTGCAGGGGATTCGTTGCACATCAATTTCTGAAGATTCTTTATTAATTAGTTTTTATGCGAAAGGTGGGAGCATGGATATTGTTATGCAGAAATCAAGTGGGGTGGGCGCGTGACGATTACAGAATTACTGGACAAATTTAACGCTAAGTTAAATGAAAACACATGGTGGTCACGATTTGTAAATAGTCAGTTTGTGCAGATGCACGCTATATTCGGATCACAGCTTATTTATATTGCCCGTACATTTGCAAGCCGCGGCCTCACTGAGGGACTTATTTCAACGGCTACGCGCCGCTCAAGTATTTTAGCGGTTGCTGAAGATCGTAGCTACGTAGGGCGATTTGTTAGTGCTTCATACGGAACAACGTCTATAACCAATAAAACTGATCGGGATATTACATTACCAGCCGGGGCTGAATTGCTTGCCAATGACCAAACACCTTTGGCAATTATTAACAGTGTTGTAATTCCTGCTGGAGGAACAGTTTCTGGCGTAGAAACTAAACAGCATGAAGCTGTTAGCGTTACATTTGATATTGAGAAGGAAACTTTATTTCTGACATTGTTGCTTTCCAGAGAGTTAACAAAAGAAGTCTCTAGCCTGGATGTTTATGTTATTACAGATGGCGTAGAAGAAAAATGGACATATAACCCATTATTTAGAATGTCCAGAGACAAGAGTAAGCACTATTCATTGGCATATAAACCTACAGAACAACTTGGAGTCAAGTTTGGTGATGGTTCTATGGGTATGATGCCTCCAGCAGGCTGTCAGGTTCGAATCGATGTTATGGCTAGCCTTGGCGACTATACTTTGGCTGAAGGACAAAAGTTAGAACCGGCTGGAAATATCGCTCAATATGTGGAGTCACTTGAGTTTAAAACTGATTCGATCATTACCGGTGGTAGTGGTATGGAAACTACAGAAGAAACTCGAAATCGTGCTCAGTATTATGTTGCATACGATGAACAAGTGGTATGGGGCGGTGATTATCGCCAATTCATTCAGAATGTTGTTCATGGAACTTCATGGTTGAACGTTTGGGGCGAAGCGTTACAAGAGAAAATAACTGGGTTTGACGTTCGAAACATCAACAAAATTTTCTTTTGCGGACATAAGCCGGGTGTAAGCCAGGCTCAGCTAAAATCAGAAATACTGAAAGCTCTAGAGAATGTTCCAAATGAGTTGAACAAGCGGTTCGAGTATGTAGATACAAATGAACAGCCATTTACTATAAATTTTATAGGTATTGCACGTAAAAATGTTCTGATAGACGATGCTCAAAATGCTATTAAAGCAGCGTTGGAAGATAATTTTGGCCGTGATTCGTCATCATTCAGTTTATTACTACAGAGTGATGATGATTCCCAGCAATGTTATGCACAGGTAAAAGTTAAAGATATTTGGCGAGTAATAGAGTCTCTGGATATGTTTCTGTCTTACGACATAACAATACAAAATATGAAAGATGCTGTTTACTTTAATGACTTCATTTATCTTGACGTGAAATCTTCAACGTTCAGCATTTCTTACCCGTAATGAGGTTAGCATGAAAGATAATTGGCTTAAGGAACGATTAACTAAAGTAAAACAGGATTCCCATCTCTGGAGTGCCTTTATAGACGCTTTGCAAGATGTCTGGAATGAGGCAGTAGAACCAATATTAACAAGAATAAGTAACAGAAAATCCTTCTTCACTATGGACAGTGAGGATATGGATGCCCGCATTGCTGAATACGGGCGTTTTTTCGTTATCACTGAAAAAGATAAGGCCCGTAGGCCAATGCTGCTGGCGCAACGATTAGATGAAGTGCACTTTAAAGGCACTATCTTGCCTATTGAGCAGACATTCTGGCGTGAATTCGGTTGTATTCCTGTTAGTTGGGAACCGCTATATGCACCTGTAAATATAGAAAAACACCCCTATGGTTCATATTTTGCGACAGAAATAGAAATACCTACGGCACAGGCTCAATTCGGTGAGTTCTTCCTGACATCAAGGGGGCTGGTCGTTGTTGATCAGAACAAGCTATATCGCTCATATGGAGAGCAGGATAAAGAAGCCGCTGTGCAGAAATTGTTATCTGACTTCGAAACAGTAATAGCCCCTTTGTTGCCATTGCATATTGTTTTTGATGGCGTCTCGTTTCGGCTTAGTGCTGTATTCCCTGAAGTGGCAGAAATACTAAATTGCCTGTCTACGGATGTTTCGGTAATTGAAGGTGTTTATGTTACTGAGAGTATGGCTGATATGCTATCCCGTAGTGATACCTCCTGCCAGGTAAACAATATTTCTCTTAACGCCATACCGAACAGAACGGCAGAAAAGCAATTACATCTTGATGTAACCCCACTCGATGCGTGGCCTTTGGATTACCACCTTCAACCTGTTTAATAATTCTTCCCCCAAATGCGGGGGAAGAACAACGGAAATCACAAACTGAGCATACTCTCCTTTGGTTCATTGCTTATGAAGGGGCTATGTTCGTATGGCTGAAAATTTAAAGGCAAGAGATGGTAACCGCCTGTATAAGGCGCAATTGCTTTCCTACTATTATTCACGCCGCGCTGAGTCGGCGATCGGCAAAGGTGCGCGTTTTGTTATCTCTAAGGCGTATTGGTGCAAATCTAGTCTGGTAACTGCTAATGGTGCAGGAGGCTGGAATATAGCGGACATTCCACTCGATTTTAAATTGAGTAACGCTCAACAGTTTGCTGTGTCCGATCTGATATTGTCCAGTGTGGATGGGATTATCACTATCAATGCAGCCTTCCCTCAAGAAAGAATGCCGGATAACACGCCTTACGACTTTAACACGCTTGTGCTTGTTGATGCTGAGGAACAGGCTTTTGCTGTGCTTTGCACCCAGCAAGACACCCTCTATAAAGGTAAACGTTACAGTATTCTCATGACAATCGAGCAAGTTGAGGGATGATTATGGGTGCTGATAAAACGAACAACATAATGACACTATCCTCTGGTGTCTCACAGCCGTTGCTTGCTGATGTTCAATATTTCGAACTCTATAGTAGTTCGGCTCTTAACAGAAAACTTAAAAATATTGTTTTGCCGGGCTTTTACTGTGGATTTGAACCAGTTCCCGGCACAGGGTTGAGCGTCCGTATAACTTCTGAAAACTCAGAAGGTAAAGGGGCTGCTTCAGTAGATGTAAATAATGTTCAGATATCCGTTCAGCAAATAGAAGATGTGACTGTCTCGGTAAAGGCTGGGGCTACCAACATTATTGTGCTAGAAGCCAATTTTGAACATGGTGTAAAAACGACACAGGTAGAGAGCGCATCTTCTGTCAGTGCTGCAAGAATTTACGCGCGTACGGACAATACTATTGGGCAGAATCAAATTGAATTATGTCGAGTTATCGTGCCTAACGGCGCAACGGCTGTGACGAAAGAAATGATTGTGCTTAAATACCGGGTTAACCGTGCTGTTGGTGTCGAATTCTCTAATGAAATAAGCAGTACAGAAGAAAGAAAAGCGGCTACACCTCTGGCTGTCAAAACTCTCCATGATTTGGTTGATACAAAAGCTCCGCTCGATAGTCCACATCTATCAGGTACGCCGACTTCGCCGACACCTGAACCCGGTACAAACAACACACAGATCGCAAATGCGGCCTTTGTTAAGGCAGCTATAACGGCACTTATCAACGGCGCACCTGGCACACTGGATACGCTGAAAGAAATAGCGGCTGCGATCAATAACGACCCGAATTTCAGCACAACTATCAACAATTCCCTGGCTCTCAAAGCGCCTTTGGCAAGCCCGGCGTTCACAGGTACGCCGACAGCACCTACGGCCTCACAAGGCACAAATAGCACGCAGATTGCAAATACAGCCTTTGTTAAGGCAGCTATAACGGCACTTATCAACGGCGCACCTGGCACACTGGATACGCTGAAAGAAATAGCGGCTGCGATCAATAACGACCCGAATTTCAGCACAACTATCAACAATTCCCTGGCTCTCAAAGCGCCTTTGGCAAGTCCTGCATTAACGGGAATACCTACTGCGCCTACCGCTGCACAGGGTACGAATAACACGCAGATTGCTACGACCGCTTATGTAAGAGCTGCCATATCCGCATTGGTTGGTTCATCACCAGAAGCTCTTGATACCCTGAATGAGCTTGCAGCAGCACTGGGCAATGACCCGAACTTTGCGACAACAATGACAAATGCGCTGGCAGGGAAACAGCCACTTGATGCAACTTTAACCGCGCTTGCTGGTCTTGCGACAGGCGCAAATAAATTGCCGTACTTTACCGGTACAGACACTGTTTCTCAGACTGACTTAACGTCAGTCGGTCGCGATATTCTGGCCAAAACAAGCGTTCTTGCTGTTATCCAATACCTTGGTTTAAGAGAACTCGGTACCAGCGGTGAAAAGATCCCCCTGTTGAGTAC